GCACCGAAGCCATGCAGGGTGTTGAGTGCATCGATCATGGCGCAGGTATAAATTGTGCCGACGCTTTCAAACGCATCGTGACTACCATCATCCCTGCCCTTTTCGTAGGCTTTTTTGAGATCTGCCAATGTGATTCCGTTTGCGCTCAAGCGGTCATGAACTTTACTTTTAGCCTTGAAATAAGCTCCAGGTTCAGAAGCACGAAGAAAAGCTCCGTCTATCTCTTGTTGCTGTTGCCGTGATTGGCATTGGTTCAACTTGCGCTTCGATCTGCTGCTCATTTCAGACCCTCCTTGCCGCTCCAGCCATCGCGCCAGGCGTCATATATACCGTTCGACTTAGGTTTCGGAGTAGGATTGGGGAGCTTTGTGACGTGGTGACTCTCATGGACAATCTGGTTGTACTCTTCCACGGTGAGACCGTATTCCTTGGCAATACGGGCAGCGATAGCCGGATGGGTGCAGGGCCATTCGCCGGATTCGAGCATTTCAAGAATGCGTTTCCCGCAATCGCAGCGTCGTGCCATTTCCGTCTGGGTGAGCGGCGCATCCAAAGGGATGTGCTTTTCTTCGCGGAGTGCTATCTCCTTTTCAGTCAGGGAGAGAGCTTCGCGCTTATCAATCATAAAAGGTCTCATAAGATCCTCCAATCAGGCAAACTGGCTGAAGTCAAACATCAGCTGCCCGGCATTCTTTTTCTTGGTGCTCTCGGTAAAACTAATCGTTGCTTCGATGACCGGTTCTGGCTCTGTGGGCTGTTGCAATAGGGCTTCCTGCGGCTCTACTGGAGAATCCATAGTGGAATCTGGCTCGGCGGCAATGGGCTTGGATGGGCCTGTAAAATGCCTGAAGATGGCCTTTGCCTTTTCAACGGCGCGGCGAGTTGCCCATATATCACTGAAATACATCGGCGTGTACCATGTGTTGGGGCCTTGCTCTCCAAAGAGCACATGGCCGGTCATAGGGTTGGACAGTGAATCTCCGATGCGAACAAAACCAGCGCAGCCCAGCAGGGAGAGTTGGATATAACACATCAGGCCTACGGTGTAGTCGATGTCCTGCCCAATGAAAAGCGCCTGTTGCTGATAGTTGAAGTTGATGGCCTTGAGGGTATGGGCTTCCTTGAGGACCATCGCTGCGGCAACCAGCGTAGCACCGGCGCCACAAGCACAGTCGTTTATGGCGATATAGCCCTGTCTGTCAAGATCGCGTTTCAGCTTGTCCGGGTCAACGGCAATCTCAGCCATGAGCTTACAGACGGAGTAGGGGGTGAAAAACTGCCCTGCGTGGGAATTGCCCATTTCCAACTGCATATAGAGTTCGCCAAGGAAGTCCTGGTCGGGATGTTCTTCCATGCCGGCGACGATCAGAGCGAACAGCTTTGGAAATACGTCCAACTCCTCACGGGTGTACTTCTTGATGATGGACATATACTGCTCCTCACGCTGGTTTGCGTAGGTCTTATCAACAGCATTGGAGATCGCAGCCGCTACCATGTACACGAAATCCTGCCAGACCTGATGCCGGTTATTCCGATGGCACAGTTGAGAGTATTCCTTCACGAACTCCTTCTGGCGGGCATTGCTGCCGACGCGCCCCATGGCTACTGTTCCTGCTTGGGGCCGTCGCGAGTTTCAACCGAAACGGCTCCGTCGATACCGAACAGGGTGACGGTCATATCCTGAACCAGCCGGGTGCGCCAGCTGCGGAGGGTCTTTTCGGACCGCTGCAGGCCGGTGGCGGCAAGTTCTTCGGATATCTCCTCGAAGGTGTAGGGCCGGGAATCTGCGCCGCGATCATGTCCGTATGCGTCCTCATTGAAGTAATACATCCGGATGACGATAAACTCAGGATTGTCGGCGAACTGCTGAACAACGGCGTCAATTTCCTCGAACCTGGCCTTGGTGCGCTCGTATGACACCTGACGATCTGCGATGATTTCGTCGAGGATCTCGCTGCGATCACGGGGCATCCCGCCGGGCGGCGGAGCAACGGTGATTGACTTGGAGCGCTCCACGGGAACAAAACCGTAGTCATCCACATTCACGACCAGCTTTTTCAGCTTGGGATAGTTGCGGAGCAGGCGCTCCATGGCGCGGTACAGGTTGGTTGCCCGAGCCTGCCGCTGTTGTCCGATAACCGCCGAGGCCGTAGCCTTGGCGGTTTCTTCAATGATCTGCTCGACGTTCTTCTTTTTCTGCTGATTCACTTGCGCACCCCTACTTTCTCTCTCTGCAAATAATCATAGGCAATATCGTCGTAGTCGCCATTCTTGGTCTTACGGAGAATCTCGCGATATGCCCTGTCAGTTTCGCGGCCGTCCCAAAGGCCATCCTGATAGGCTCGATTCACGCGACGCTTGACGTCATGTTCCTTGTTTTCGTCAAGCTGCTTCTGGAGGTGGAAGTTGCGATTCCGAAGGGCGCGGCATTCTTCCTTTTCGTCAAGGTACCCTCTACGGAAGGAAAGCACAAGGAACATCAGACTGGTGATTACTACGGTCAAAAAAATAGCCCAAAACATATCGAAAACTCCTTTTATCTGGCAAAGCCAGTCCATGTGTAATGAGGGTGGATGTTACCGACATTGATGCCGGTAACATCCGAAAGTGAAATCAGAAGATCACGCTGGGGTAGATCAGCTTATTGGCTTCCCAGAGGGGTACGGCCACTTCTGCCGCCTGCGGGTGGGCGGGGCCGGTGATCTGCTTGGCGCGAAGATCGAAGAAATGCTGCCAGTTACGAAGGTTGCCGGTCATCACCAGTTCCGTCTTGGTGCCGGTGGGGAGCAGCGTTCGGGCTTCCTGCGGCGTGTGTCCCATACTGATCAGATGCATATAGGCCACCTCGTCGCCCATGGCGCTCCTGCGCCAGAGAGACAAGTCCTCATGCTGGAGGTAGAAGGGCTCAACGACGCATATCTCCTTGCCGAACTTGTCGTTGGCGTAGTTGCAATAACGGGTGCTCTCCTGCGCAAAACTCATTCCGCGATGACGGACAAACTCGTGACTTACGCCGCGGTCTACGACGAAACGCACGGTCTGGCGCTGGTGGGTCAACTTTTCCCGACGATCAATCAGATCGGCATATCGAATCTGCTTGATGCGCGGATCGGGTGCAGTGCCACTGTCGATAAATCCTTGGGTATAGATCGGATCCATGTGGCCGATGAAATAGGCGCTGGCAAGAGCTCCATGCCCGAACAGCTCACGCCATGCCCGGATATTGCCCGAAACGATAGGCCTGCCATCTATGCAGGACATTTCCAGCATCGGTGCCTGGAAGCCGCTGTTTCGGATCAGCTGCAGACTATCAGCCACGTTGTCATAGATTTTGCGGTCGTCCACGAGGAAGATGTAGTCGCCGTGCTCGAGCATAGCTTCATGCTTCCTGCGGATGCAGTTGGCGACGAAGCGTTCCGCGCTGCCGGGGCCGACATTATCCTCGGACTTATAGCAGGTTCGCCCTGCGGTCTCAATGATTGCCAGACCGCCGCGCAGCTCGTCGCGGTCGAGGATCTGGAAATCCGCATTAACTGTTCTCATGGGTTTCTTTCAGTCCTTTCACGAATTCACGGGTGCGGGTCAGGTGCATATCGCCGAGGACAATCAGATTATCTTCGGCCTTGCGAATCAGCCGGGCTTTTCTGCCCATTTCGATGTAAACAAAAAGATTGTGGGCCTTACCCTTGCGCTCCATGACACTCCAGACGGTTGCAACCGACTTTGCTTTCTGCGCCTCTTCTGGCGTTTTCATCAGTTCAACGGCCTGCTTGAGCGTCGTTGCATCAGAAATTGCATACTTCTTCATGCAGGTATCTCCTTGCTTCTTGGCTGGTTTTCATCAGGTGAGTAACGCCGACGGCGAAAGAGGCCCAGATGTCCTTCGCAAAACCGTAAAAGAAGTCGGGTTTGGCCTTGGTGCCTTTGCCGGTTTTCAGATCGTGTTTTGCAAAGGTGTCGATCAGGGAACGCCGGATGTTGGAATCTCTGGCTCTGGAATCCCGGCAGATGACGTCCTTTTCTTCCATGCGGTAGATATAGGAGACGGATTTGCCGGTATGGATGGCCGCTTCTGAGAAGCGACCAATCCACACACAGGTTTCAAAAACCTCGCGTCCAACGGGCATGCCGTAGCTGGCAACCATTTCGATTACGACTTCATCCCATGTGTACATGCTGGCTCCATGAAGTATTTTCCTGAGATCTTCGTTGGGGAGTTTTGCAAACTTCATCGGGGTAAAGTGTTCATCCATAATGGTGTAGGCAGATTCGGTGTTGCCGGGGTCGATGGCAATCAAGGTTTTCACTCCGATGCCACCTCCGGTTCATCGTGCGGATAGGTGTAACATTCATGCGTACCGTCCAACCACGCCTGTTCGTCAGCGCTGATGGTATATCCCATGCGCTCCATGTGGAAGTACAAGCCTTGGATAATCTCGGAATGCTCCTTCGGCTTGCCACTGTACCTGTCGAGCATGGTCATATCGTCTTGACTGATACGGTCATAAGCTGCCATCACAGCGCCCAACAGCAATTCCCTCTTGGGGATCTGGCAGATTTCATCGGCGCTGATTACGATGCTTCCGGTGTAGGATTCAGGTTCTTTCTCCCGGCAGGGTACAAAGTTGTAATCGAACAGGCCTCCACGCATGGGGCAGGACTGATATGCGTTGCGGGTCATTACCCATACAACGAAGCGAAGGGCATCGTCTTCATGGTGTTTGAGCGAAATCTCGGCGAAGAAGTCGCTGCGCATTTCTTTGAAGTTGGCAGCAACTTCGCGCTCATGGTTGGCACGAGCCCTCATGCGTTCTTGGGCTTCGCGCTTGGCCTGCTCCTTGGCATCATCGTAGGCAGGACGCTCTTCATAGACCACAATGTCGTAGTCGCGGATAATGTAAAAGTAAGAGGTGCCCTTTTTTCTTTTGAATTCCGTCAGCTTCTTCAGCACATCAGAATCTGAAAAGCGGAAGCTGTCGCACCACGTATAACGGGAGTAGTCTTCCTTCTCGAGCACAGCTGCGAATTCATCCAGCTTTTCAACCATGAGCGGCAATCTATCCCTACGTTCTCGGGCGGTGCGAACCTTGTACATCACATGGTTGTATTCGCCAGTACCAGCCTTTTCCAAGGCTTCCTGCCGAAGCTCCTCGTCCTCGATCTCGCAGATTTCAGCAAACTGCATGAGAGTGGCACCGCGCTGTTCGGCCTGCGCCATGCCGGCCTTGTTGAGTTTGCCGATCTTGGCATATCGGCGGACTGTGGTATCACTGATGCCGGTATTGCCGGAAATCTCGTTGACATCCATACCGAGGTCCATCATCATCTGAACACCGCCGACCTTTTCTGTGATGGTCAGATCGTTACGCTGGATGTTCTCGGACATCATGACGGCGATCTGTTCAGGATAGGTCATCTTCTCGTCGATGATGCAGGGCAGCTCGTCCAGACCGGCAATGGCCGAGGCGTTGAAACGCCGGTGGCCGATCACGATACGGTACTTGTCGGGAAAGTCAGGGGAAGGAACCACGGTCAGGTTCTGGAGAAGCCCCTGCTTCTGGATAGAAGCTGCCAGCTCAGATAAGTCGCCGAGGTCTTTGCGGGGGTTATCCGGGTGGGGCTCCAGTTTGGAACGGTGAATGTATGTAATCATCTTTTATCCTCCTTTGTCAGCTGCATCCTCGACTATGCCGGGCTGCAGCTACGGGCCTGCGGGATCCGCTTCGCGGCTGTCCTCGCGCCCTAGTCGGGCTTGTGCCCTCCCTTTAGCTCCGCCCGCCTCTGCTCCGGCGTCAGCCTGTCCCATTCATCTGCGTAGCGGAAACTGCAGCCCATGGCTGCAAATTCCCCATGCGGCCATTTGCCCTGTCCCTTGCAGCGGCGGCGTATGGTGCTCACTTCCCTACCCTGCGCCCTTGCCGCTGCATGCACGGAATCGTAGCGGGCGATCACATTGCCCTGCCTGTCGATGCACGCCACAGGCCGCGTATAATGCTTCGCATCGAATCCTGTGCCGCCCTTCCGTTCTCCCAGTGCCCGCGGCCGTGGCCGCTGGCCGGCGATGTCCGCCAGGCGCTGTTCCCTGCCCATCATGTCCCAGTCCGCTGCGTAGCGGTAGCTGTAGCCGTAGGGAAAGAATTCATCCACCGTGGGACCGGTTTTCCGCGAGCAGCGCAGCTGGGCAAATCCCTCCTTGTTGCCGTTGGCAGCGGTGGCGTCCGCAATGCTGGGATAGCGCTCCAGCACATTGCCCTCCCGGTCGATCTTCACCACAGCCCTGCCGGCGCGGGCGGTGCGCTGCGGCTTCCGGCCTCCTGCCATGGCTTTTGCGTATGCCTGCAGCTTTTCCGTGCGTCCTTCGTTGGGCTTCCACTTGCCCCGGTGCTTTTCGTGCACCAGGCCGTCCCGCTGCTCAGCAGTGGCGCCGCAAAGATCTGCAATGCGGTTTGCAAAGTTCGGGTGGGTGATCGCGCCGTGCTCGATCATGTCCAGCAGCTTCGATCCGCAGCCCACAAGTATAGCCATGCGGCCGTGGCTCATGCCGAATTCATCGCGCCATTTCTGAATCCAGTGCATATTGTGCCTTCTCTCCTTCCTCTCGCAGCGCGTTGTATACGTCGGCCTCGGAAAGGCCGGCCTTCTTCATCTCCCGCAGGATGGTCTCCCTGTGGTCAAACAGCGTGCGCACAAATCCGGCCATGGCCTCAATTTGCCCGCGGTCTGCCTTGTTCAGCGTGAGCTTCGCCAGCTGGCCGGCATTGTCGCGGATCCGGCGGTCCACGTCGATCAGGCGCGTGGCGAGGGATTCCAATTTCACATTGTGCATGTTTTTCACGCAGGCCATTCCTCCGGTTTCTCGCATCGTTCAAACTCAATCACCCATACCCACGGATTGGCTTCCCAGCCGTATTTCGGCAGGTCAGCCTTCTCGATGGTGCTGTTCCACAATTCCTTGAATACCACCGGATGGGCTGCCCTCTGCAGGTTTTCATGGTGCTCCTCGGAAGTGGTTTTGTAGTCGTCCCAAATACCCTCGGCCTTTATGTCCTCAAAGCTGATATCCTGTATCCGTTCGGCTCTTACCTCTGTAACCAGCAGGAAGATTCGCGCCGCATCTTTCGGCATGTGGATGGAGGGTTTCCATTTGCAAGGCGGGAGTGCATCATCTTCGTAATCTGCCTTGTATGCATAACGATTTATGCCGTCAAAGAAACTGTCAATGGTTGCGCATTGGCACCACGTTTCCCGCACCCACAGGATATCGCCTCTTCTGTAGAGTTGTTTAACTTCTTCAATCGCCACCAGCGCCCTTGTAGTAACCACGCTTCCGTCAGGATTTATTGTGCGAATTGGTGGAGGAGCATCGTTCTGTCTTTCTACAAGTCGCATCCCGCACTTGTCGGTATACATCTCCAGATCGGTGTTGTTGTATTTCTTTTTTATAATCCTTCGCGTCTGCGTTTTCTGCTCGTCAAGGATTGCTTTCACCATTTCGGTTTTGAACAGAATCGGCTTAAACGTCATGTCGCCCACCTGCCTTCGCGCGGGTAGTTCTCCCGCTGGTCGCGGGGGCGCTTCACGCGCATCTGGCCCCGGGCATACATCATCACGCAGATGCCCACCACCACGCCCAGGATCAGCGTGGCCACGCCTGCGATGTAGCAGAGTATGTAGGCAAACATACTATCTTCCACCTCCGTATTCCATAGCCCCGATCATTGCAAGGAACTCGTCATACCGGCAGCAGCCCAGCTCCAGTGCGGCCCGGGCGTATGCGCCGATGGCGGCGGTCATGTTCCGGGAAACGCATTCGTTTGCATACAGGCTGTCCATCAGCATGCCGTGTCCGGCAAGGGTCAGCCCGGGGTTGGCCTCGTAGGAGAGGCGCTTTTCGATTTCAGCGATGTTCTTCTCGGCGGTCCTTCTCTTGCTCTCTGCCTCGCGGCCCAGCCGCTGCAGGGTTGCCAGGGTTTCCAATTCGTACTTCGTTGCCATGATCTTATCCCTCTTTCGAGTTTTATGGAATGTACTTGTAATGGCGCAGGCCGACATGCAGCGCCGCCGCCATCTTCTCCTGCGTCATGCCCGCTGCCACGCGGGCTTCTTTCAATCTGCGGCACATGCTTGTGCCTCCAGCTTCTTCTGCTTCTGTCTCGCCCGATAGCGGCGCTGAGCCTCGGCGCACTTTTCCTTGTTCGCAGCGCGATAGCGGCGACTAGCCTCGGCAAATAATTCTCCGTGGATCTCCCGGTATCGGCGCTTCTTCTCGGCGATCTTATCTTTATTTTCCTTGCGGTAGCGTTTCTGCTGTTCGAGGATCTGCTCCTTGTGACCCTCATAGTAGCGGCGATGGTGCTCGGCGATCTTCTCCTTGTTCGCTGCGTAATAGCGTCGATAGTAGCTGCGCATGTAAGCGGCCAGATTCTCCTTGCGCTGCTGCATGGTGTCTTCCGTGCGTTTTTCCATTTTTCCACCCCCTCATTTTGGTTGGAGCCGAAGGCGTGATTCGAACCCGCGACCTGCTGGTTACAAATCAGCTGCTCTGCCGCTGAGCTACTCCGGCATACTGGCCGGATTCCACCTCTCGAAGTGTGTTTGCTCCGGCTGGCGCCCTCTCGTTATGGGCTGTTCGGCGTCGCTCTCCGTCGTGTCGCAATTCCTATCGGTTTGTGTTCCGTCCGGCTGATTACGGATGGGGGCGACCCAGCAGTGCGTGTCTTTCCAAGCTGTCAGACAGTGACAACGGCCTCTTGATTGACTGTCACAACCGCAATTACAGCGTGCCGCTTGAGGGGGATCGTTCAGGACTTCCTACCCCATCCTACTTGTTCCCTGACGGACAATGATATTGCACCAGCGGTCTCGGGAATCGAACCTCTGACCTTGCAGAATCGAACTGCGCTTCACATTGTCATAGCTCCAAGCTATACTCCGGGTGTCCGCGGAGAATTGGCGGGAAGTGAGGGATTCGAACCCTCGGAGCCCTTGCAGGCTCTCCGGTTTAGCAAACCGGTGCATTCGGCCTCTCTGCCAACTTCCCGTATCAGCCCGGCTGCCCGGGCTAGCAGCTCACTCCACTTCGCTCTGGGGTTCCTCGGAATCCGGCTGCGGTGCTTCCGCATCAGCTTCACCCTCAGAATCCTCGCAAAGCTTTCGCATCATGTCGTTCAGCGCCATCATTGCAACGCATCTATCCCATTGATTCGCGAATAACTTACTCAGGGCGTTAATGATCGCGCATACCTCGTGATTGCCAAACTCTCCGTGCGTAATCGATACTGCACCTGCATGATCGCCTTTGTCATTCAGTGCAAGCGCTACGATGTTCTCGCCCTCGATGGTCTTTTCTGTTCCATCATCAAAAGTCACCGTGATCTTCTGCAGCTTCTTTCCTTCCATGATTGTATCCTCCGTTCTTTTCTCTTTCTGTGTGACCCCTGCCCGCAAGCCCTGCGGGCAGGGCGAGCTCGTCCGTTCAAGCGTTCAAGCTCTATAAGGGGGAACACCGCGGTCTGAATCGCGGTTGGTGGGCCTCCGGGGACTTGAACCCCGGACCCGCAGATTATGAGCTATGTCGGCTGCATCCTCGGTTTCGCCGGGCTGCAGCTACGGGCCTGCGGATAAATGTCCTCGGCCCTAGTCGCTTCGCTCCCTCTGCCGCTCTAACCTTCTGAGCTAGAGGCCCAGGTCATTCGGCTGCGGGCGCAGCCTTTCCGTAGTGCAGCCAGTGCAGGAAAGCCTTGCGCGGGATCCGCACCGTGCTCCCCATCACGCAGACTGCGAATCCCAGCCTGTCCGGGTCCGCCTTGGCCTGGCAGTTGATGCTGTATGGGGTACAGTGCAGAATTTCCGCCACATCCTTCGGGTAAAGGAAATCCAGATCGCTGCGTTCAATCTCCTGGGTAGTCATGGGCTGCCTCCTTTCTGCGTGGTGGGGGAGAGGGCGATCAGGCGCTCTGCTGCGGATCTGTGTAGAATGTTTCAGCCGGTACATTCAGTGCCTTGCAGATATTCTCAACGTCGTCCGCGTACAGCTTGCGTCTGCCGCAGAGGATTGCGCTGAACTTCTTCGGTTCAATTCCGCTCTTCTTTGCAACAAACCCATATTTCAGGCCCATCGAATCGATGTAGGCTCTCACGCGCTCGTGTATCTTCATGTTCGTTCTCATATCACGCAGATATGTCAACTTCTGTTGACTTGTTTGCAAAAAATATATCGTATACCGATGCGCCGTAGTATTCGGCAAGTCGTACCTTGATCTCGTCATTGGGGACGCGCTGGCCAGCCTCGTACATCCAGATTGCGCTTGCAGTAACCTTTACCGCAACTGCAACCTCTTCACGGGAGCGATCGCCTCGAAGTTTTCGAAGTTTGGCTCCGATTGCTTTTCTATCCATTCGTTCACCTCCGTGTCAACTGTCGTTTACATGCTTTAGTATACACCTGTTTACTCGATCTGTCAACACTCGTTTATTTCAAAAGTTATACAAAATGTTGACAAAATCCACAAATCGTGATAACATGTAAACGGGTGATGACAAATGAAAGACTTTGGGCCAATCATTTCCAAGATCAGAAGCGAAAAAGGCTTATCTCAAGAAGAACTCGCTTCGCTGTTGGGAGTAACCAAGCAAACCATAAGCAACTACGAAAGAGGTACGCGTCGTCCGAGTTATGAAGCCCTGGAGGCGATCGCAGATGTCCTCAACGTGCCTATTGGCTATTTTCTTACCAAGGAAGAGCAGGAACAAAAGCTCAGGAAAATTTATAAGACCTACAACATAACCGTACCTTCTCCTAAGAAAGAATTAATTTCTTCCAATGTTTTGTATGTAAGCAGAAAATCCGTCGATATGAAGGCAGATGAGATTCGGAAGTATCTGCACGAAGTTATAGACAGTCTGAGCGACTCCGATTTGGAATTCTTTAAGGATTTCACCATACGGATGAAGAAGTGATAAGGGGGCAGGGGTATGAAGCGGGCGCTGCTTGTGTTGTTGCTGCTCTGCATCATCGTCCCTGTAGCCTTGGCGCACAGCGGAGGAAGATGTTGAATGCTGCTTAAAGACTTGATAGCCGACTATGTTGCCAAACATGGCATTTCGTACCGTGCTTTTGCAAAACAATGTGGTGTGTCCAGTGCTTACTTGTCAATGATTAATTCACGAAACAATCCGTCCACCGGGAAACCACCCGTCGTGTCAATTCAGAAACTTGCGAAAATCGCCGCCGGAATGGGGATGTCCGTCCATTCCTTGATTCAGCTGGTCGATGATATGCCTGTTGATATAAGCGGTGATTCAAACAAATCAGAGGCTTCAGATGTGTTGATCGTCAACAAGCCTTCTGGTGAAATGGAGACCGAAGAAATCCGAAAGTTCCTTCATGATGTTATCGACCAGCTGGGTGATGATGACTTGCGACTAATGAAGGATTTGTCTATACGGATTACAAGAAAAATTTAATTCTACGTTGAAATCGAATCTAAATTATGATACTATTTGGGCAGCACAGATACATAGGAGGTTTTCTGATGAAGAACTCGGTTACAAACGTGAGTATTCCGAGCAGGAGGCAGGTAACAATGGCTGAAACCACACGTAAGGTTTTGCTGTTTGTAATGATTATTGGTTTGTGTTTCTTATGTTCTGGTTGTTCGTTCATTGACGGTCAAAAAGAAGAAATCAACGATCTAAAACTCGAAATCGAAGAGCTCAAGGCTGAAATACAGAGATTGGAAGAGGAACTGGACTTAAAGAATTATGCTCTTTCGGAAGCTGCCAGAGCATGCGAGGATATGTATGGATTCTTCTATGATCCCAACGATCATGATTCCCGCGATCTTGCGGAGGATGCATTATCTCGTCTTGGTGATGCTGTTGGTCTAGGATACAAAGCGTCTCATGAGTCACCTAGTGAATCCGAAGGAATATATGAGTTTCTTGTAAAAGCTGCTACCGGCAAATGGTAGGTTGATTGAGTTTTATAATCACCCTGCCAAGGGATACATCTCCATTCGCTTGCAGGGCACTAAGTTTCCTCCTGCTCCAGCAGAATAATCAGCGTGGTGATTTTATGAGCAAAACCCTCGGAAAGCGCATCGCCTTGTGCAGAAAGCAGGCGCGCCTCAGTCAGGCGAAACTGGCTGAAAAACTCGGGGTAACCCCCACAGCAATAGCGTGCTGGGAAAACGGAAAGAATGGCATCTCCATTGAAGCTGCAATGGACCTGTGCCGTGTGCTGAACGTCCGCCCCAGCATTCTGCTCGGATCATCCATACCCAATGATACATTCAGCCCGGAAGCGCTGGATCTGGTATGGATCTTCGATACGCTCGATCCCCACAGCAAGAGCGTGGTGCTCGCCGTAGCCAGGGCGGAAGCCAAGCGCCCGCAGCCCGTCACTCAGTCTCCCCCTGCTCCAGCAGAATAATGTTTGCGGTCGGCGCCGCCGCCAGGTTGATGTAGATCGTCTGGCGCGGCACCGATATTATTTTCTGAAGCAGCGGGCAGTCCGGCAGCCATACGGGCTGCTCCGTGTATTCGCCGATGCCCTTCATCCCAGCTGCTCCATAATCATATCCAGCAGGCGGTCGTCAAACTTCGTTATCTTCTTCACCTCCGTGGCCCAGGGCGCGGCGTCTATGTTGCGGTAGATCGTCTTCAGCGGCACCACGATCAGGCGGTCGATGTGCGGCAGCCTCGGCAGGCTCACCACGTCCGTGTCGAATCGGTCCTCAAGGGTCATGCGCTTGCGCTTCGGGTAATTGTGTCTTGCCATTGGTTTTTCCTCCTTTATTGGTCGTACCATATTGTTAAATTGCACATTGTGTGCTTATATCCATTGACAATAGCATTTCTTGTGCTATATAATGGTTGAAAAAAGGGGTGATGCCTATGATCAACGAAACAGAATTTGATTTCGGCCGCAGTCTGAAGTACATCCGCGAATCCCGTGGTCTGTCTCAGAAGGAACTCGGTGCGCGTATGGGGATCGACCCCAACCGCATCTCCAACTGGGAGCTCGGCTATAGCCTGCCGCAGATGAGCGCTTTCCGCGTCATGTGCATCGCGCTGAACTGTCCGCCCGGCGATCTGCTGGGCCTCAGCTCCGCCCCGCTGTCCTCGGAAGAATACAGCCTTGTGAAGGGCTTCCGTGCTCTGGATGAAGCGGGCCGGCATACCATGATGGCCGTGCTGGAAAGCCAGCTCGCCGTGCGCTCCGGTTCCGATGGCTGAACTTTAGCACAGCTGCCGAAAATTGACAAGGATATTGTTTTATCCTTTGAGTACCATTTCGATACCGATTCGTACCATTTGGCCAACCAAAAAAGGATATTATGATATCCGAAACGGATAAAGAAATATCCTTTCCGCCCGAAAACAGGGCAAAAAAGGATATTTCTTTATACTTTTTCTCCGGATAAAATAATATCCTCCACTTCGGCAGAAACGGAGGAAAAAATGCCTGAAACCCTGTTTGATCCCACGATTCATCAGAGCGCAGAGCCGCTGATCGGCTACAGGTTTGATCATGAAGCCCTCGTAGCCCGGCTGAATGAGCTGAAAAAAGCGCCCTCGGAAGATATGAAAGCCTTCCTCATGGCGCATCCGGAATATAAATCTTTCAACTGTACCGCACTTGCGGAATATGCGGGCCTGTCAGAGCCCACGCTCAAGAAGCTCAAGGCCGGCCAGATCGCCGACCCGCGCGGCAGCACCTTCTGGATCCTGTTCAATAAATTCGGAATTCGCCCGCGCGAAGTGCTCAAATGCATCCCTCCGGGGATCTGCAATATTGAATGCGCGAATCAGGCAAAGCTCAAGCTGGATGAAGTCCTGAAGCAGAGCCTTGCAGATCAGGAGGAGCTGGCCCGGCTGCGCAAGCTCCTGCTCAAGGAAAGCAACTCTGCAGTAGCTGCACAAGCGCAATCCGATTCCAAGGACGCTCAGATCCTGCGTAGGGACAAGGGCATCAAGATGCGTAATAAGCTGATCTTTATCCTGATCGCGTTTATTATCGCGCTCTTTATCGCGGATATGTTTATCCCAAATGTGGGCTGGTTCCGTTTTGGCCTGCTTAAATAAAAAAGTCCCCGACCGCTGCCATCGGTCAGGAACTCATGAAGCCGGCTGTGGGTGCCTTGCTTCGCTTGCAAGCTAAGTATAGCACATTCACGGCCGCTTTTCAATAGGTGAAGGTGGTGGTTTTTGTGCTATGCCGCAAATGCTCCGTGGAGATCGCGGATGGCTCCGCGTTCTGCAACTGGTGTGGAACGAAGCAGGAGATTAAAAAAACAGCCCGGCGAAGGGGCAACGGGCAGGGTACCGTCTATAAGCGCGGCAAAAGCTGGTTCGCGGAAGTGACCGCCGGGTGGAGGGCAGATGGTTCAAGGATCAAGCGGAGAAAGGGCGGCTTCTCAACCAAGCGCGATGCATTGGAATATATCATCAGCCTGCGCGACCATGCCGATGTAGCCCCCAGAACCCTGGAATACTATTATGAATCGTGGGCAAAATCCGATTTGCCAAAGCTGTCCGATTCCAAGAAAACAGCATACCGAATTGCGTGGAAGAAGCTGGCGGATATTCACAAGATGAAGATTTCCCAGCTTACCATCGTAAAACTTCGCGATATCGTCTCGGAAGTGGCGGATACATTCTATCCAGCCCGCGATATAAAATCCCTGTTGTCGCATCTGTTTGAACTGGCCATCGCAGATCAGCAGACCACGGTCAATATGTCGAAGTATATCACGCTGCCAAGTTTGAAAGAAAAAGAGCAGTCCGCATGGAGCAACGATGAATTGAAGATCATCTGGACGGCTTACGAGGATGGCAATGTAATCGCCGCATACCTGTTGCTGATGATATATTCCGGCATGATGCCCGGCGAGCTGTGCGTCTGCACCAAGGGTATGATCCGTCTGGACCAGCGCCAGATCGTCGGAGCAGGCTTGAAAACCGAAGTACGAAAGAAGACACCCATCGTGATCGCCGATGTGATCGTGCCTGTGATAGGCAGGATTATGACGTATACCGCAGGCGATGATAACCAGAAAATCCTGTACACGGATCGCTGGTCATTCTACGAGGCTTACCATGATTTCACTGCAGAATATGGCCTGCGCGATCTGCCCATGTATTCCTGCCGTCACACCACCGCTACCGCATTGGCAATGGGTACGGATGTCGCGCCGTCCATCATTCAGAAGGTCATGCGCCACGCTAAGTTCGCAACCACTCAGCGCTATATCCATCCCGACACCAGCGACTCCCTTGCGGCCGTCAATAAGCTCTCCCCAAACCCTCCCCAAACGGATTTTTAGCGGCATAAAACTGGCCAAAAAAACCGGAATTTGGGGAGTAAAAAATGAATTTCTACTACCCCCATACTACCCCCACAAATCTCAAAAACCCCGTATTTGCAGGGGTTTTCGGGCCCAAAACCATGCCCTGCTAAGGGAGTAGGGTGGGATAACTGCCGCGAGGGTTCAAATCCCTCCTTCTCCGCCAGAGACTTGAAGATTGTTCAAAAATAACAGTTTTCAAGTCTTTTTCTTTGCTTTTTTGATGCATTTTGTATATCCCCACCTACTCCCCACAGTTTTATTTATCCCTCAAATACAGCAAGAAATACTCTTAAATATTATAAAATTTCATCCTACTACCCCCGCTACTACCCCCACAAACGTGAGTGCATTCGCTACCACTGCAAATTCCAAAATACAATCCGGGGCAAACGCCCCGGATTTCGTCATTTCGGAATCACCTTCAGGTACTTCTGCAGCTTGCCTTCGCCTGCATCCTTGTCGCACAGGAAGCCCTTTGCGAGCCGCGCGTAGAACTCAGGCTTGTCCACGCCGAGCTTGGATCCTGCGTCGCAGTAGTCCGCATACATCATGTTCATGGCTACGAAAAATTCCCACTTTTCGCAGTCCGGGCAGAACGTCTTTCGCTGCTGCTCAGTCTGATCGGGTTTGAACACGGGCATCGGCGCACCGTTGTCCGCCTTCATCTTCCGCACCCATTGCATGGCCATCTGCTCGTCCATCGGTTCTTCCATGTCCTCTTCATGGTGGTGCATGCCCATAGGCTTGTTCATCGCGCCGGGAGCATAGATGGTACCCTCTGCATAGATGTCGCCGTACTTATTGCCGCCGCGCATCTGCGGGTAGCCGCCCATCATCCTGGCGCTGTAGCCTCGGGTTTCCTCGTCGTCGTCATAGTCCATACCGCCCATCATGTAGCGGCCACGGCTGTCTCTGCGGCGACGGTTATCGGTGTTGTAGCCGCCCATACGGGCCATCTCACCGCCCTCTCTGCTGTACTTGCGTTCGTCATACTCGGCTGCGAGCGGAGGGTTGTCCCATCCATCGCCTGCCATGTAGCGCCCGTTGCCTCCGCGCTGGCGGTTCTGGGATTCCATACCGGCATAGTTGGATGTAGCAGCGTTGCCGTTGCTCTCCCTGTCGTAGCCGATCATCCTGCGGTTACCGCCGCCATACTCAGATTGCTCTTTCCCGCGTTCCTGTGCGGTCCGCTGCATCAGCATCATCTTCATGCCGGGATTCATTGCCATTTTATACACCTCCTTCCGCAGGCGCTGCAGCAGGTGCAGTGCCGTCAATGGCCGTCAGGCTGTTGTCAATCGTGCAGTAGCCCTTCGGTGCGCCCAGCATGCGGAATGCGCCGCCGGTTGCCGTGGTGGATACGCAGGTGGCATATCTGGTGCGGGAGCGGATCATCGCTGCCGTAACCTGTGCGCCTGTGCGGTTGGTGAGCGGGTACTGCTCAGTGCCGGTGCCGATGGTCACAACCACAGGGGCTGTGATGGTGGTTTCAGCCGGGATCGTCTGGGCAACCACGATACAATACTTGGTGTGGTTGTTGTAGCTGCCCGCAGGCAGGTTGATGGTGAGCGTGCCAGCTGCGAAGGTGACTGCCTGGCTGAGGATCAGCCTCGGGCACAGATGGCAGATGTAGTTGTTATTGCATGCCATATCACTCACCTCCAATCGCGCAGCCAATACCAAGCGGGGCCGGGTCTTTCGGCTTGCTGAGGTTTGCCATCATTTCCGTGAGGGTATCCATGTACGGCTTTTCGTTGATGTCGGCAAGCGCCCTCAGTACGCCCACGTACTGGCCGATCTCAAATACAGAAACAGTGCTCAGGTCCATTTCCATGAGCCGATCGAGCATTTTCTGCTTAACGTCAGATACAGTTGCCATATTCTAACCTCCTTCAATCAGGGCGGAGGGGTTACCTCCGCCCGAAGTCACCCGTCAAGCGGGGAAATGTTCACTCAGCAGCCACAGCCGCAACCGTTGCCGCCATAACCGTTGCCGTAGCAGCAGTTCGGGTTCGGAACCACGAATGCAGGTACGGGGCAGTCGCGGCCCAGTCTGCGGATCAGCTCTGCGGTCTGTGCTTCCTGGTTAGCAGTGATGAAGGCATTCTGCTGGGCCTGGGAAGCGGCGAACTTCAGAGACTGGTTCTCGGCAGTGAGGGTGCTGATCTTGTCCTGCACGATGAAGTCCAGAATGCTGCGGGTGTTGGCGTTCTGGTTGTCGGTGATGTCACGTGCCACGTTCTGGATCAGGTTGCGGGTGTCGCAAGCCTGAGTTGCCATGTCGTAGCGCACGTTCTGGATGGCGTTCTGGGTCTGGCAGCAGCAGTCAGAGATGGAGTGCTGCAGGCCGCAGATGGCGCTGTCCACGCCGTGGAAGCCGTTGGTCATGGTATTGTTCAGGTTGTAGGTCGCGTCGCAGATGCCCTGCTGGATGGCGGTAATACCGCCAGTGATGTTGTTGAGCGCGAAGCCTTCGTTGATGTCCGCGCGGGTCGCCATGCCCTGCAGACCAGCGCCGCCCCAGCCACCGCCAAAGCCGCCGCCCATGCCGCCCCAGCCGAACAGGCTGGCCACGACGATCAGGCCCAGCAGGCCGCCCCAGCCACCGTCGAAGCCGAAACCGCCACCATTACCTTTTGCGGAGTCTGCGCCCATCATATAACCAAGGCTAAGATCACCAGAGTTTTCTCCCATATTTGTTACCTCCTGTGAATGTATTTATTCAAACGGTGCGTGCACTCACCGGTCGAACCTTATTTGGGAAGCTGTATGCCCAGCTGCCGGGTCAGCTGTTCAATATCCACCCCGCGCTGCGCCGCCAGCTGATAGGCAGCTTCCCGGATCTGATCCGGAGTCTTTCCGTTCATGAACTGCGCAGCCTGCTTCACCACGGGGTGCTGCTGGATCATCATGCGCATCATCGTGTTCGGGTTGCCGCCTGCGCGCAGCGTCTGGATTACCTGCGCCGGGGTAAGAGGAGCGTTATTCATCATCATTCACAACCGCCTTTCTGCTGGTCTTGGGTGTGAGCGCCGCAAAGCGCTGCTCAATGTGCTGCTGGAACGCTTCGAAAGCGTCAGCCGTCACGTACTGTGGAGCTTGCTGCACTTCCGGCTGCAGTTCTGCATACGCCTTGAATTCAGGCATGCCCGTCTGCGGGTCGATCAGCTTGGAATAGATCATGCCGTTTGCCCGGTCGTGGAATAGGAACATGCTGCCGGGCATCACGTTGGAAGCCACGGCCTCCTCGCGCCCGCTTACAAATCGGGCCTGTATGCTGCCGTCCTGCATCATGGCAGGCTGCATCATCTGCTGTTGGTACATCGGCTGCTGGTACGCGGGCCTCTGAAATGCAGGGCCCTGCGGCATGTAGGGATAGGGGTTGTTGTTGAACATGAAAAATCGCCTCCCTTCTGGCTGGATTATCCCTGATTCAGGGAATCCGCGGGGGCGATTGTGTGGCAGCAACGGGCGAGTTTGATGCAAAAACGGGCATAAAAAAGAACCGTTTGGAAATTCCGAACGGTTGACATGGGTTTGATAATGGTGTATACTTGAATTGTGCAACACGGTTTTAGCAGTTCTTCAGACCTGAAGCTGTAAGACCAAACGTTCAGTCCCTATGAGGTGGTAGTCATAGGGACTGTTTTTTTGCCCAAAAAATGAAAAAGAACCGCAGCATTACGCTGCGGTCTTGTTCTTTTTCTGTAGTCTTTCCAGCTGCGGCGCGATCACCTGCCGCATCCTGCGGCTCACGGTGGTGCGGTCCATGTGCACCGCCGCGCCGATGTCGATGTATGCCATGTCCCAGATCAGGCAGGAAATGGCGATCTGCCGGTCCTCCCGGCTCAGTGTGGAGCGCTTGAGCAGTTTCCGGAGCTCGTCTGCGTCAAGATCCGCAAGCCCCGGAAACTTTCTTGCCGCCTGCTTTTTACTCACCCTCCGGTTTGTCCAGCTCCGGCAGGCCAGCGATGCTGGTCAGGAGGCTCAGAATGCCCGCCAGAGCGCTTGCACTGGCAACCATGATCCAGTCTACCTCCTTCATCACAGCGGTGGTGCCGATGGTCGCCACGGCGGTCTGGGCTACGGTCTTGATGGCGCGCACGCCTGCGGCCTTGATCCAGGTCTTGAAGTTCTTCATGTGTGTTTCTCCTTTCTCAATCGCGATAATCTTCAATTACGGTAATACCGTACTCAATGGCGCAGGTGTTTTCAATCTTGCATCCCCTGGCTTCGTCCCAGCCGGGTGCAAAATATGCAACGTCCGCCTCCGAAAGCAGCTTGATGCTTTCGCCTAAATAGCAGAGCGGAGGAGCGTCAGGATCAAAATCTTCGAAGTAAGACTCCAGCACTTCAACAGGCTCGCCAAGGTGCCGTTCTGCCGACTCAATGGCACGAGCTCTGGCTGCCTTAATCTCCTCGTCCGTTTTGCCACGCATCGGCTGCGAGATAAACAGTTTTTTCATTCGTTTTTTCTCCTTTCATTCCATGTGGTAGCTCTGCAGCTTATCCACGGTCTTGGTGATATCCTTGATCTCCTGCTCCACCACGGGCATGCGCCGGGCGAAGTTGTTGTGTTCGCGCACCTCACGGGTGAGCTCGTCAATCTTCGTATCGGTCACTGCCTGGTGGGTCTCCAGCTTGTGCTCGATATCGCTCTGGGTCTTGCGGCCGGAGAGAACCACGGTCACGATCACGCCGATCAGCGCCAGCCCACCGGTGATCAGCGCGGAAAGTACAGCATCGGACATCGGCCTCACCTCCCCACAGCCTTCGGGCTGATCCAGCGCACTTCCCCATTGAAGATCACGGGGATCCACCCCTGGGTGTCCACGCCCTCGATCTTATCGCCGCCGCGCACGATGCCCGCTGCGGCGTATTCCTTGCCGGGGCCAGTACGCACGTTCCAGCTGCCTTCAGCGATGGTATGCATCCTGTAATCGGGCACCACAGGCGTGGGCTCGGGCTCGTTCTCGGGCGCGTCGCTCTCGCCGTCAAGCAGCTTGTCGATCAGATCCAGCGTGTCCGGGCCTGCAATGCCGTCCGCCGTCAGGCCGTTGGCTTCCTGGAATGCAATTACTGCCGCCTCGGTATCGCCGCCGAAGTCGCCGTCGGTACCGTATGCGCCGATGGAGTAGCCCAGTGCGAGCAGCGCCTGCTGGAGCTTCACCACGTCCGGCCCTTCCATGCCGCGCTTGAGCGTGCGGCGGGCGCCGTCCTCGCCTTCCGCATCGGCGATCCAGCGAATGGTCATGAAGTATCTGCGCGTGCTGCTGGCGCGGCTTGCGCAGTATTCCCTCACGTCGCGCACCTTCGGCCCGGTGCCGCTGCCGTGGCCGCAGCATTTGCCGTTGCCGATGTACATCTCCACGTGGCCCACGTCCAGCGGATGGCTGCTGTTGCCCTTGAAGTACAGGCAATCGCCCGGCAGCAGCACGTCCACATCCGGGTAGTAGCCGTCCGTCTGGTGCACGATCTGGCCCTTGCCGCGGTTGTTAATCTGTGCGCTGGTGTTGCTGCCGATGTCGATGCCCGCTGCGGCCTTGATCGCTGTGCGCACGGCGCTGGAGCAATCGCTGTAGCCCTTCTGGGCGGTGTTGCCCACCTGGTTGTCGGGTTTGCCGAAGAAATACACGCGGTCCGCGCCCTGGGTGTAGCTGTTCTTGCCCTTGCGGGAGACCATCAGGTCCGCTGCGTATTGCCGTTTTTCCTGTGTAGTCATGTCTGCCCTCCTTTATACAATCTCCCACGCATCCGGCAGCACGCTGGGTGCATGCACAGTGTTGTCCTGCCTGCACAGGTAGGCCGCGCCGTTCTCCGTGCAGTAATGCCCGGTCATGTAGGGGTTATGGCCCTCGGCCACGAAGGGGCGGGCCGTCTCGGGCGTGGTGCCGTGGCAGTGCGCCCACATGGTGGGCGTAAGGCTCGGCTGGCTCTCCTGGCCCTCGTAGCTGGTGTGGTCGTGCATCGCCCAGTAGGGCACGCCGTCAGCCTTGTCCACGCGGATGTCACCGCGCTTGTAGCTTTTAAGCCGCACCCACACGCGGATCGCGGCGGCGTTTTCGTTGATGGCAAAAGCGGAAGCATTGAACTCCGCCTCGTCGCTCATGGGAATGGCCTCTACCACCTTGTCCATGATGCCGCGCATGTCCGCGCACTGCTTCTGTTCTTCTGCGCTCAGATAACGGAAAGTATAGCTCATACCTCAACCTCCCCCGTAAGAATCGCCATCATTTCATTTACAGCGCCCTGTGCACTGCTTCCCGGTTCCGCGCCAGACAGGATTTCGTCGCATTCCGCTTGCGTGATGATGCCCTTCCTTACCGCCATCTTCACGTAGCTTTCGGGCCAGAGTCCTTTTTCGTAATTCTTGCGAATCGTGTTATAATTCATGCCTGCCCCTCCTTATTCCGTGGTTACATCTTCCATGTTCATCATGTTCTGCGCTTCCAGAGCTGCCGCAATGCGTTCCTCTGCGCTTGCCTCATCACTCGGAGTATTTGCCGCGATTTCAAGGGCTTCGATAGCCTCAAGAATTTCTTCATTCGTTGTGCACTCGCTGAAATCGTATCCCTCAAGCTCCCAAATCTGCTGCATCTGATCGAGCGTGGCAAAAATGCCACCGTTGATTCTGCCTGCCTGACAGACAACCACAACATCATCAAGCCCAGCAAGCGGATGCTTCGCAATCCACTGTTCAGGAGTGAGCACCTCGCCAACCGGGGTAACTACCGGGGAAACCTTGTCCCAAATTGCATAACGTCTAGCCATTGTTTTTCCTCCTTGAATTATTCTATCTGGTATACGTCCACATTGGCGTAATTGGTTATATCTTCGGAACCTGCACCGCTTTCTCTGCTGCCTCCCGCAGCTACAATGTATTTATCAATCATGGCCACGGCGGGGCTTCTTCTCGCCACCGCCAATGCCGTTAGGTTCGTTCTGGTGAGCGATTCATCATACGCATTTACATTGCTTCTCGGCGTTTCGGTGCGCGATTCTAACCCTGTATTGTAGTAAGTATACTCACCGCCCATGAACAGCGCAAAATCTCCGGTGGATATTGATGCCATCCTATTTGCGCTGGCCGCTAGTGCTGTTGCGGTTGACAATGTTAGGGATTCATCAATCATATCTACACTTGAATAAGTGTTATATATATTTGACCCTGGATAATAATGTCCGCCTGCAAACAATGCTTTGTTGCCTACCGCAGCCCCGCCCAGCATTCCTCGCTGTACGGAAAGATTCAGCGTTGTGCGCGTGAATACTTCATCATAAACATCAACGACTTTTTGAAATGCGTTATAATTGGTCATTCCACCGCCGAAAAATGTATGTTTATCTGTAGCTGCCGCAGCAAGATTATACCTTGCCATACTGAGCGCCGTGAGGGTTGTGCGCGTGAGTGAAGGGTCGTATGCATCAACTGTACTGCGGTTTGAACGATTGCCGTTACTGGAAACAATCGCACCTCCTGCAAATATGGCCCGATTATTTGACGTCACACCCACAAACTCCCCTCTTGATGCAGAAAGTCCAGTCGGAGATGTGCGCGTGAGCGAACCGTCATAAGCAAATACAGACGACAGGTAGGAAGTATATGCCGCCTCACCGCCTGCAACCAAAGCATATCCCCCTATTGACGCGCCCGCCGCTTTTCCTCGGATGGACGAAAGAACAGCGGGTGTTGAATGCGTAAGCAGGGAATCATAAGCGTCAACGGTGTCTGTATGATTCAAAGAATAAACAGACCCGCCCGCAAATATCGCATGGTTTTTTGTGGACGCGGCGGCAGGAGCAAATCTGGCAACAGATAGCACCGTTGCTGTGCCTTTCTTGCTCAACTTGCGTTCTGCGGAATAGAACAGCCTTGTGTAACCATCGACCACAACGTATTTTTTCTTCACCTTGTGAGTAACGCCGTCAATGGTTAGATAGCGCTTTTTCACCTTCCGCGTCACGCCGTCTATGACTTTGTAATTCGCCTTACTCATAGACGCATATCTCCGTTCCGTCCGGGTAATCCACTGCTACGCCCGCACCGGGGTCGGTGGCGGTACCCACGCTGTTGCGCACCTGCAATACAGTGAGATCAGCCGCAGCCTCTGCGTTGGCTACTACCATTCCAGCGAATGTGCCAGCGGTCACGTTGGATGCGGGAATTTTCGTATCTCCTGCACCGATATTCTGTCGCGCCTGCGCCTGCTGCTCGGGGGTGAGGGTTTGGGGGGTGTCGAAGCGCACGGCGGTGGTGGCAACATTTGCCGTGTCCGCGCTGGTCGCATGGCCAGCGTTGGTGGCATTGGTGGCATTGTCCGCACTGGCTGCGTGTGTTGCCTCATCCGCGCTGGCTGCGTGGGTAGCTTCATCTGCGCTGCCCGCCGTCTCTGCGCAGGTCGCGCCATCGGCGGTGGATGCATGGCCCGCATTGGTGGCGTAGTTCGCCCGGTCGGCCTTGTCCACCACGCCGTCGCCGTTGGTGTCGTAGGTTGCCTGGCTCATATCGCCGCTGCCTTCGCCGTCCTTGCCGTCCAGCACCTGTTCGCTGGTGGTGCTGCCGTCAATGTTCACGGCGGTCACGGTGGTGATTCTGCCTTCCTTGCTCACGCGCAGGTCCAGCACCTCAAATGCCGCTGCCCGCTGCGCCTGCTCCTCGGAAAAGGCTTCTGCGCGCTGCTGCTGGGAAAGCGCAAACGTCTGCGCGCGCTGTTCCTCGGCAGCTTCCCTCGCTTCCTCTGCTTCCACGCGCATCTCTTCCGCTGCTGCGCGGGCGGTCTCCGCTTCCCGCCTTGCGGCCTCGGCTGCTTCCCTCGCCGTCTCGGCCTCCACGCGCAGGGCCTCTGCCGCCTTGCGCTGGGCTTCTGCCTCCAGAATGCCGGGCAGCTCATTGCCCACGTATTCGATGGTCTCGCGCAGCTGGCTGTGATCCTCTTCTGCGTCGGCGGATAAAGTTGTGGATAGATAGCTCAGGATGTTCAGGGTGTGCACCGGGAAACGCTTGATTACCGCCTTGCCCTGCAGGCCCTCCAGCTGGTAGAGCGTCCTGCCCACGGCTGCGGTCGCTGTGCCGGCAAGCGTCCATTCCACGGTGATGGTGTCCTCGGTTTCCTCCAGTTCGGTGATTCCCTGGCCCTCCATGTATACATCCGAAAAGCCTGCGGCGTTCTTCACGCGCACATTCCATGCAAGGCCCGCCAGATCCACGCCTTCGCTGTGGCGGTCAAACTGGAAGCTGATTACTTCCGTATTCCCATTGCCGCAAACGATGTCTATATTGGTCGTTGCAGCGGCGGGATTTACTACTATTTTTGCCACGATTTCCGCACCTCCTAACTGCGGCTATCATAACAGTTTGCGCCGTTGACATGTAAGTCCGGGCCCCTGTGAACAAAAATGGAGGGCGCATGTGTGCCCTCCGGGTGGGTTATTCGTCGTCTTCCTTCCAGTTCTTCTGGATGTAGCGCAGCTGCTTGCTGCGGCTCACGCCGATGGCCTCGTATGCATCCAGCGCCATCTCCAGAATGCGGTTCGCTTCGGTCATGTCGCCGCGCTCCACCGCGTCAATGTAGTCGTTCTTATACCTTGCGCTGATGCTGGACATGGCTGCGCTCTTGCCCTTCTTGGCGGTCTCTGCATGGGTCAGCAGCTCATCTGCATACTTGCTGGCATCCTTGCCGCTTTCGATGGCAGCGTAGAAATCAGCGTATTTGCTGTAGCCTTCGCTGGATCCATCATTCGCCTTGGCGAAGTCCCACTCGCGCTTCAGCCAATACTGCACGTGCTCGTCATCGTAATCCTTTTCGGAATCGTTCAGATTCTTCAGCAGGATATCCAATGCCTGCGCCCATGTCAGCCTGCCCTCTGTATACAGTTCCTTCGTCTTGGATCGTGCCAGGCTGATTGCATCATCCTCGTCGTATCCGTGATCGGTGTAGAACTTGATGGTCTTTTTGATCTCCGAAGAATTCCTGCTGGCGATGGCATCTTCCATGTACATGCCCTTGGCGTAATCATCGCCGCCGTAATCCTTTTCATCGAAGTACCAGAACAGATCATCAGCGCTCTGGATGTCGGTATGCTCCTTCAGCAGCTGGGTCGCTTGTTCCTTTTCGAGCTTGCCGTTCCTGTACTGTTTCGTGATGTAGCCCTTGAAGCCGGAGATGAATTCCTTTTCGGTAAGCTCCTCACCATTCTCCTTCTGGTAGTTGGAGGCCAGCTCGTCGTATACCTCGTCGAATTTCTGATCATCGCCTGCCAGGGATGCATTCACCAGCCTGCCGTAGTTCACGCTGTTGCTTCTGTTCACACCGCCGAAGTCGAAGCCTTCGCCGTCCACAATGTCCCGCACCTGGCGGTAAATGCCCTCACCGGTGCGTTTCAGGTTGTTCATCGGTATACCCAGCATGTTGGCTGCGCTGATCGCCAGCTTCTCTCCTGCCTTGGCGTAATCCTGGCCGGTCTTGTTCTCCTTGTTGATCAGGTTGATGGCCGTTTCCGCAGCGCTGAACACTTCCTCCAGCGCTGCGTCGCTGGGCGCGTAGTAATGCTCCTTGAGCGCCACCGCCGCGAAGATATCGTAGATCTCGCCGCCAAGCACCACCGTGCCGGCTGCATCGCTGAACAGTTCCTTAATCAGCGCATTTCCGTAGCTTTCAAGGCTCAGTTCGTCCTCCTCGTCCCTGTAGCCGTTCATGATGCCGGTGAGCGCATTGATTGCCGATTTGAGCACCGCATTGAGCAACGAGCTTACGACCACTACAGAAGTCGCTGCGCCCGCAAGGTGCCGCCATGCGCCGCGCACGTCGGCCTTGGTCACGCCGTTCTTTCCGGCCTTCAGGTCGTTTCTATACCTCCTGAGCTTCGCCAGCGCGTCGTAGAGGATGTTGAAGTTCGAAAATGCTTCGCTCTTGTACATGGTCAGAATGCTGTTCAGACCGCCGCTTCCGCGTGCCAGGTCGCTTCTCTCCGATACGGTATTAGCCGCCTGGGTATTGCGCAGAATGTCGGTGTACTTGTCGTTCACGGCCTTGTTGAATTCAGCGCTTCCCTCGGCATAGTTCGTGTGCTTCTTTGCCCATGCCACGGCCATGCTGCGCATAGCTACGGTCGCGGCCACATCCATCTTCTGGTTCAGGTTCAGCAGCCATCCGCGGGTCTTGTCGTCTATGGCGCTCCATGCCCGGTCAATGGGGCCGGTGCCGCCCTTCATGTCTGCAAATTCCCTCTGGCCGCCCTCGCCGCGGTATCGGGTCCAGAACCATACGTTCTGCTTCGCCAGCTCTTCCCTGGCCTGCCTGCTGAACTGCGCCCTGAAGCCGCCCTCGGTGAAGAAGCCTTTCAGCAGAGAATCCCAGCCCACCTCTGCGGCTGCCTTCGGGATTGCCGAAAGCTGGGAAAAGCCCACGCGGGGATTCAGGGTCATGGTCGCCCTGGGCAGGTTCCTGCGGATCGCCGTCAGGAAGTCGCCCTCACCCCTGCGGCTGCCAGTGATCGAACCGATGTAGTTCTCGATGTACTGCGCGCCGCTGGCGCCCATCATGTGCTCGCCCGTGCCGAACTTCGTGCCCACAATCTTCTTCACGCTTCCGGTCATGCCCGGCATGCGCACGTTGTACAGCTTCTTAAAGTCGTGCTGCGCCCTGGCGTAGCCCACGTAGCGGCTCATCTGGTTCAGGCTGTTGTCCATCTCAAATACGATGTCCGTCAGCAGGATCGGCGCGCTGCTTGCCACGCGATCCTTCAGGCTGCCCCAGTTCTCCAGATTCATGTTTCGGCTGATCGAGGCAAAATCCATATTCACGAATGCCGGGTCGCGGTGGATGGGGTAGTAATTCTTCACGCCCGCTTTCTTGATTCCGTACATGTCCATGGTTACATCGTTGATGTAATCGCGGCTCTTGCCGTCGTTCCACTTATGCACAGCCTCTATCAGGCGCTTTTCAAACGGGGTCATCATCTGCTCGATGCGCTCGCGCATGCTGCCCATCTGGGCTTCTCCGCGCTCCTGTGCGGTCTTGGCCTGATTGCGCAGCTTCTTGAATTCCTCGTCGCTCACGTCATCCGCATACATTTTTTCACTCAGCAGCGCTACTTCTGCAGCTGTGCCCAGGGTATTTCTGCTGCCCGTGCCATATGCTTCGGTGATCTTGCCGGCGTAGTATTTCTTCATCTCCGGCACGCTGAAGCCGCCGAACATGAAGCCGCGGGTGTTGTCCTCGCTGGATAGGTGCATGTAGGCAGAAAGCATCATGCCGCGGGTGATCTTCACGCTCTTGCCTTGGTCATCCTTCAGGCCGATGTCCACCAAGTCCTTTTCTCCCGTCTTGGTCAGGCGGTCGAATTCCTCGCTGTCGGTGAATTCCCGGAAATGGTAGTCAAAGTCCCGCTGCACCTCCAGCATCTTCTGTGTGCCTTCCATGAAGCTCCTGGCCACCTTGCTCCATTCGCTGTCCTTCTTATGTCCTGCGAGTCGATCAAAGAACTTATCCGGCGTCAGCTGCCAGTTCAGGTATTCGCCCAATCTGCCCTTGGCCAAAGGCGCTGCCTCCTGGGTTTCCCGGAACATGCGCGTACCGGCGTCAAATATCGTCACCTCTCCCTCTCTGGCTTTCAGGTATGCAGCCTCGGAAACCGCTTTTTTCGTTGCCTTCAGCATGTCGTAGATCACGCGCAGGTCGCCGTTATCCAGCTGGTAAATGCTCTTTTCGCCCACGCGCTGGCGTGCAGCATCGATCATTGCAGCGATGTTTTCGTCGTACACGTATTCAAACTGCGGGTCCGTCTTATAGCCCTTGTACAGATCGCGTATGGCGTTGATCTTATCGGCCGCTTTCTTCTTCGTTTCCTCGGAAGCCTTGCTCTTCGTATTCCAGCTGTAGCGGTCCAGGTTCACCAGCTCCGCAGCTTCAATCACCATCTTCACCGCATTCTTGGGTATGTAGCGGCTCTTGGTGGGGTTCTCCAGCTGCTTATTGAAGCGCTCCAGGAATCCCTTGATGTTCTGCCGCAGCTCCGCGCGCTCGCGGCCCAGGCGGTATTCCTTTACCGCTGTTCCGGTCATAAGCTCCTGAAGCTCCGCCATGCGCCGGGTGTCCTTCAGGCCCTCCAGTACCCGCGCCAGCGGCTTGCCCTGGATCAGGCGCACGATCTGGTTATCCATCGCGTCGATCTGCCCGGTCAGCAGGCTCGCCCGGTCGCGGTACTTCTTGAGCTCCTCGAAATATTCCGCATCTTTCATGCCCTGCTTGCTCTTCTGCAGTTTTACCATGCCGTCCCGCAGCTTCTGCAGGCGTTCCTGCTTGGCGGCAAGGGCGTCGATGGTCTGCTGGTATTTCGCAAGGGCTTCTTTTTCGGCCTGGGTTTCCGCTACGCCCGCGAAGGCGTTGCCCAGCAGCTCATTTTCCAGCATGCCGGAAACCTTCTTGTTCAGCACCTCGATCTGCCCGGCCAGCATCCTTTCGCGTTCCTGGTATTTTCCAAGGGTTTCCGCGTAATCCTTTTCGTTGTAGCCGTGCCGGTTCTTCTGAAGCGTCAGGGTGGCGTCCTGCACCTTCTGCAGGTTCTCCTGCATGTTTTCCAGTTCTTCGATGCCCTGCCTGTACTGCGCCAGCATCTCCCGTTCCTTCTTCGACCAGGCTACGCTTTCGAATGCATCCGCCAGCAGCTCACGGTCCGAAGTGGTCTCTATGCGGCGGGATTGCTTCTTGACAGAAGGTTCTTGGTCTGCTATACTATTGGCATACGCAGATCTTGTGCTCTGGATAGACTTGCCCGCTTCGGGTGTGCCACCAGAGGGTCCAAGGTCTGTGTTTTTGTTTTCCACAAATTCAAAATTGGAACCGTCTGGCATGAATATCCTGTGTGCCCGATAGAAGTTTCCTGTGGTCTGTATCACCGCAACGGCCATATTTCCTCTTTCTCCGTTTATCACAACAGGCGCAGAGAATGTATATGTTGGGTATCCCCTGTTTTTGTGATTTTCATGCGTTCCGATATCAATTCCATATTTCAGAACCTCGGGTACGGCTGCCATTGCAGCAAGTTCTCCATCTGTCTTAAGATAACTCAGCGCCGTTTTGATTCTGTTTTTATCAAAAATGATAGTTCCAAAACCTTCGCGTTCAATTCTGTATCCATAGTCAGCAAGAGAATCCAGTGCCCAGCTCACAAGCGTACTTCTGTCGCGCGTCGATGGTATGGAGATTTCGTTGTCAAAAACAGGTTCCAAAGCGTTCAACTCTGCTCGATGTTTATTTACCTGGTCTCGGATACTTGACGCTTCTCCTTCATCACGCCTGCTGAACTTTACTCCGCTTTCCTCTGCACTTGATTCAGCCTCCGTGTTCTGCCTGCTCTTCGCCCTCTCCATCGCGCCCACCAGTGCATCGTCCCATCTCTTCTGCAGCTCTGTGGCGGTCTCCAGCAGGCGTGCTTCACGGCTGTTGGTGCTCACGCCTTCGAATGCCTTCTTCACGCTGCGCACAAAGTTGGCGATCCATCTGCGGATGCGCTTGAACAGGCTCATGTTCTTCTCTGCCAGCTGCTGGATGGCCGTAGAATCCTTCAGCATCATTTCGCTGCCGTCGGCAATCACTTCTTCCACAGCATCGGCATAGCTCAGCTCTGCGCTGCGGTTCATCTTGGTGGCCACCAGCTCGTCGAAGGTGCTGCTTCCGTCCTTGGTCAGGAATTCCACCGCATAGTCCGCAAGGGATTTATAGCCATCCGGGTTCTGGCTGCGGATGTAGTGGGTCAGCTCATGGGCAGCGGTGCGCAGCATGGCGTATTCCGCCACGTCTCCCACGTAGTTCTTGCCCGCGTTCACGTCGATGTAGATGGTGTTGGTGGCGGGGTCATAGCTGCCGTTCTCGTAGCCCATGAAGCTACCGCTTTCGTCAGCCATGCTCTCGAAGAATTCGATGTTCACAGCGCCCACTTCGGCGATGCGCTTCACCACTTCGATGCCGGCTCGCTGCTTGGGCGTCAGCGTGTTCAGCCTGTCGCCCAGGCCGCCTGCATAGCTCACCTTGCCGCCGCTTGTGTCCGCGCGGGTAGGCATCGGGATGGCTGCTGCACCTGCCGTGAAAGCAGCCTTCAGCTGCGCTTCGCTCAGGTCGGTGGTCATGCCGCTCTTTCTGGCGATTTCTTCGCTCACGCCGGCGGATGCGTAGTTGTATGCGGCTTCAAAGCCGTTCACATACCGTCCCACATCCTGCTTGCCGTCGTAGTTCCTGAGCATCGCCGTGGCGCCCTCGGCGCTTCCGATCATCGCCGCGCGGGTGATCAGGGTGGCCTGGCCCTCGTCGCTGGCCATCACCTGCGCTACGGGTACGCTCTTCTCGCCGCTTTCGGTGCTCACTACGGCCTGCATGCCGCCGTCGCCGCCTTCGAAGCGCACGATGTCGGCTGCGACCACATCGCCTTCCTCGGTGGTGATGCTGATTTCACCGCTCTCAGCCACGCGCACAGGCGCTGCGCTGGCGCTCTCAGGCGCTCTTGCTGCAGGTGCAGTGCTGGCCTCGGGCATCATTACGCGCCGTCTGGTGGCCTGTGCGAGCTCCAGCTGCTTGTTCCTGGTGTTCTCGGTCTCCTGGCTGATGGCGTTTGCTGCCCAGTTGTTCACGTTGCTGCGGTAGGCCATTGCTGCGGTCAGGTCATTCAGCACGCCCTTGCGGATGCTGGCAGCCTGTACAAGGCCCTTCTGCTCCTCGGTCACTTCCTTGCCAAGGGCAATGGCTGCGATGGCGTCGGTCACTTCATCGATCTGCGTCTCGCCCAGCTGCTTGAGCCTTGCCTTGAGCGCTGCGGATACATCTTCAAGACTGCGGCTGCGTATCTCCACATCCAGCGCCTTCATCACGCCCTCGTACAGCTTGCCCAGCTTGGTGGTGCTGCCCTTAAAGCTCTCCACCACAGCGTCGGTCTTTTCCTTGTCGGTCTTCGGCAGTTCCTTCTTTACCGTTGCGCCCTTGCCTGCAGAAGCATCGATCTGCTCTACGCGCAGTTGCTTAGCGGGCTGCTGCTCCGCCTTGGGCAGGGGCTTTGAAATGGTCACAGCTTCTCCGGCCTCAGTGCTCTCCTCTACCTGCAGTGTCTTCTGCGGCTGGGTCTCAGCCTTAGATCTGGGTTTTGCGATGGTGGTAGATTCGCCGGCAGTCTCACTTTCCTTTACCTGCAGCTTCTTTTCGGGCTTTGCCGCCTCTTCCGCCACGCCCTGGGCCACGTAGGCCAGTTCTGCGTTGGTCTCGCTGTCATCGGGCAGCACGTCTGCATTGGGGTCGGTCACGTTCAGCTTCTTCTCCAGCCGTGCACCCACCCTGCGCACGTTCTCATCCTGCGATTCCCGCGCCGCCATCAGCACCTTCGCCACATTGCCCTGATCCTTGATCTGCTGACCAATGCTGCGGTATCCGGCGTTCTGGTTGATGGTCTCAATTCCCACGTTTGCACCGGCTACGCCGCCGCCAACAAGGCCGCCGACCAGGCCCTCAGCACCGATATCACGGGCGATATCGCTCAGCACCATCTGGGCTGCTTCCTTTGTGGTGTAGCCGTTGTCCACCAGATACTGGTAGCGCTGCATCGCTTCAGCTTCCCGGCCCTCCAGCAGGGCGCTGGCTGCATAGCCGCCTGCGCTGCTGAGCATTTCTTCGCCTGCATTGGTCAGTGCGTTGCTGCCCAGGTATTTCAGCTTTCCAGCCGCCGTCGAAAGGTCGCCCACATTTTCCAGTGCGCCCCAGCTGATGTTTTCAGTGCCCGCTTCGAGCCCGAATGCCGCAAGCGCTTCAGCCAGCGCAAGGTTCTTATCCCCGGTGCGCTCCAGCGTATCGTAATACTGGTTGCTGAATGCGCTTCCGCCCTGCAGGTACTGCGCATAGGGGCCGGCAATCGCTCCGGCAGTCGCCATATCGCCAGCACTCATCATACCCTGATAGAGCAGGCTTGGTATGTTCACGCCTGCGATATTCAGCCCGGGAGTCTTTTCGGCAATCGCCTGTGCCTGTGTATTGCGAATGGCTTCCGTGATTGCACTCATCTGATCCGGGATCTCGCCCTCGCCGCGCATGGCGTTTGCAAAGCCGCCGACAGCTCCCAAAACATTCGTGCCGAAGGTCATGCCCGCAGCCGCAACAGCGCCCAGAGGGCCGTCCACTGCCAGCTTCTGCGCCTTGGCGATCTCCTCTTCGGTATCGCGCTTCATCAGCTCATTTTCTACATAGCTTTCCCATGCCTTCTGCAGGCCCGCGTCACCCTCGTTTTCATAGATGCCCAGCAGCGCATCCCGCTCGCCCGGCTCCAGATGTCTGGAAAGGTCTGCAAATACGTCCATGCCCGCAGCAGCGCCAGCGCCCACGGCCTTGTCGTACTCCGCCATCGTGCCGTCCGGATCCGCAATGATCTGCGCAAGGCTCGGGCGCTCGTACTCAGGGATGCTGCCCAGATACAGCGCGCCATTCGGGTCATAGTTATAGCTGTAGGGCTGTACATTCGCATTCTGGCCCTTGGCAATCAGGCCCGCGTCCGCCAGCAGTTTCCCGTAGTTGTCAGCAGTGAGGATATCGTTCATCTGCTGGTTGTATTTCTCGCGCTCCTCATTGAGCGCATCGCGCTCTGCCAGCAGGGAGCTGCGCTTTGCCTGTGTCTCTGCCGCAGCATTGCCGCTGAGCATGTCGGATGCACGCATGATCACCGCTTCATACAGGCCGCCCTCGTCCCCGGCGTACTGCTTTTCCAGCTCGTCATAGTCCAGCAGCTGGCGCAGCTCAGGGCTGTTCTGGATGGAAAATACCGGGTCGTAGGATGTGCTCATCGTCTGCTCCAGCAGGTTCATCTGGCCCTCGCTGGAGTTGAGCTTGCGCAGCTGGGCATTGATCGCCGCCATCTGGCTGGTGGCGTTGTTCATCTTCCTGTGGCTGTAGGAGGCGAAGTTCTTCTCGGCATACTCTTCAAGGGTTTTGATGTTGGCAAGGGTCAGGCGCTTGCTGTCGCTGTCCTCGTCGGCGATGCTGTCGGCCTTGGCTTTCCATGCGTCGATGTACTTGTACACATCATCCTCGGATGCATTCTTCAAAAATTCATTCAGATAACCCTCAGCAACATACTTATTCGCCGCGTCATTGTATTCATACAGCCTGTTGCCAGGGGTGTATGCGGTATTTCCTCCCGTCTTGGACTGATAGTTGATGCCAGCCTGTACATCAGACACCATCTCGGCAATGTCTGCCCAGTCCGACGCGCTCTTTGCAAGGGTCGGGTTCTTGATAATCTCCGTCAGCTCATGATATCGGCTGTTGTTATCGAAGTAAGCTGGGGTGAACCTGCTGTCATAGCCAGTCTTGATCCCCAGCTTATCCCTTAAGGTGGCTTTGAAACTCTCCAAATTGGCATTGGTCACAGGGGAAACGGCAGCAGCTGCGGGCTTATTGCCCGCAGCCTTCGGCTTGGAAACTGTGGATTTTACCGTGGATATCTTCTGCTGCGCAGCCGCCGCCTTTTGTGCAGCACTGGCTTTCTGCTGTTCCAGTTTTTTCCTGGTTTCTTCAATGCGCTCTTTTGCAGTCTTGATCTTTGCCATGCGCCCTCCTTATTTTCTCAGCTTGTTCAGCAGGTTGCCTGCCCAGTTCACCACATTGCTCGCCACATTGCTTGCACCAGCGGCTGCATTACCGAGTCCGGATCCCGCGCCTGTGGCCGCTCCAACAAGGAAATCATAGATGCTGTTGCCGCTGGAAGCGGAAGTTTTGCTGCTTGTGGTTCCGGCGCTTGCCTTTGTGCTTCCGCCGCTGGAACCACCACCAGAACTCTTTCCGTATCCGTTCTTCTTGGCCAGTGCCAGTGCGTCCGTGCTGCTGATTCCCGCAGCCGCCAGCACATCGTCCGTGGGAAGCACACCGTTTCCAATCATGTTCATGCTCAGTTCATAAGCATAATCCTGCACGCGCTGCGCATCCTCGCGCTGGTAGGATTCATTGCGGATCTGGGTGTTATAATCCCGATCCAGCTGATTCTGCTGGGCCTGCCAGTTCTGGTTCTGCTGAGTCTGCTGGGCCTGCCAGTCGCGCTCAGCCGCATTCTGGCTGGCCTGCCAATTCTGGTTCTGCTGAGTCTGCTGGGCCTGCCAGTCGCGCTCGATCTGGTTCTGTGCAGACTGCCAGTTCTGGTTGTTCTGGGTCTGCTGGGCCTGCCAGTCGCGCTCGATCTGGTTCTGTGCAGACTGCCAGTTCTGGTTGTTCTGGGTCTGCTGCTCCTGCCACAGTCGGTTGATCGCATCCTGATCCGCATAATACTGCTGGCTCGCCTCGCGCTCGCTCGTCTGGAATGCACGGTTCAGTGCGTCTGCATAGTCGCTCTGCTCCATGCCCAGAATCTGGCCCGCCATGTTCAGGCGGTTGGCGTAGTCGGCATAGTCCGCACTCTGGGCGCTCTGGTAGGCGCTCTGGGCGTAGCTGCGGTCCGCCAGCCAGTTGTTGTAGGTATCCTGATAACGAGCATAGTCTGCCTGATCCGCTGCCTGGGTGATGGCGTACATGTTCTGGAGCTCCTGGCCCTCCTGCATGTACCGCTCGTAGGCAGCGCCGTAGAGCTCAGGCACCAGCTCGCTGAGCCGCTGCAGGTAGCTCTGTAATGCCTGGTTGCCTGCGGTGGATGCGTAGCTGTTGCCATAGCCGCCGGTCATCGCAGCTGCCTGGCTCATCGCGTCGCGCATGGCGCTCTGGCCCTGCATCACGTACTGATCCTTGTACTGCTGGTAGAGCGCATCGCCGTTCAGGTCGTAGCTGAAATCCTCCCGGTTCATGATCTGGTCGTACAGGCTCTGCAGCTGGCTGGTGTATTTGCTCTCATAGCTGCCCGGGCGGTTGGCAATGATGCTGTTCAAGTAATCCTGCGCCGCCAGCACGTTCTGGCTGGGCGCGTAGGAGCCGATCAGCTCCTGCAGGCGGCCCGCATAGTCGATGTTCTGGGGCTGCTGCTGGGTCTGCTGGGGCTGCTGCGCCGGCGCCTGTACTGCGGTTGTCGGAGCTTTTGCAGTGCCTGCTGCGATGGCTGCATTGGCCTGCGCTGCGCGGTTCTGCCCGCTTACCGTTACCGTCCTGCCGTTCGCTGTGGTTGTGGTCGTCGGCTTGCTCTGCTGGTAGCGCTGTGCAGCTGTCTTTGCTGCGCTCTGCTGGCCGCCCGTGATGTAGACCGGTCCATTGCTTGTGTATACCCTTTTCACGTTCTTGGTCGTGGTCGCCATTCTTTTGCCTCCTTATACCGCAGCAATCCATGCTGCGCCGTAGCTGTACGCGCTGTCCTGCCCGCTATTGTTGGCGATGCGCAGGGCAAAGCCTTCCGTTGTCACCGTGCCATCCAACACGCTCACCGTCACGCCGCCGCTCAAGTAGGTATCCGTGCCGGGGGAGATCAGCCCCACCGTCACCGTAGGCGTGGCGGGCAGGGTCTCGCCGAAGCTTACCTGCACATCCTGATAAGCGCCGCTTGCAAGGCTTACCGCCTGCACCGTGCCGCGCCTCGGAGCAGCCGCTTTCATCTCGCTGCGCAGCTGCGCCGCCGTGCGCACAATCAGCTGGTTCAGGCCCTCCCTCTGGCTGGCGAAGTTATCCAGCTGCGTCTGGGTCACGCCCGTGGCAGCAGCCTTCGCCTCGTCATCGCCGCCATCAAAGGCCACATTCAGCTGCTCCGTAAACTGTCCCAGCCAGCTCTGTATCTGGTTCAGCCGCTCGTCCACCGTACCGCGCGCCATCGGGGGCACTACAAAATTGAATTTATTAGGCATCCGATCCCACCTCCAGTATCTTGGCGATGGAATAGATCTTCACGTCGCCCTCGCCCCGGATCCTGATCTGCATGTGGTCGCAGCGCCTCGGGATCACCGGCACAGTAAAGCTCTGGGTGCTGGTGCCCATCATATCGCCCTGCTTGATCCACTCGCCGTCGGAGTCGTACTGCACGTAGATCTCGCACCAGCTGCCGTGCTCCATGCGCACCCGCAGGTTGAAGCGGCTCAGGTATTTGCTGTCCGGGTATTCATAGCCGATGATGCCGGAAGTAGCCTCCCAGCGCACAGGGCCCTCCAGATCTCCGTTCTTGCCGGATGCGCTCATGATGCAGCGGGTAGTCTCGTCGATGTACAGAAGATCGTCCTTGTACCTTGAGAACATCAGTGCGCATACATCGTCTTCCCGGTGCCAGAAGCCGCGTTCCGTGTCGTATACGAACAGGTGCCAGCCGCCAATCACATCCTGCATGTTGATGTAGTATTTGCTGCCCATCGCACCGGCGCGGGCGTTGGAGTACACCTGCCCTGCCATCGCGTCCGAAATGCTCACGGGCGTGTATCCGTCGTATGCACACACATCCGTCCTGCTCTTGTAGTACAGGTTTTCGTTCACTATCGTCATGCTGCGCTCACTTCCCAGCTGCACGCCTCGGCATACGGTTGTGGTCAGCTTGAAATTACTCGGCTGCGTGCCGTAAATCTTGTGAACGCAGTCCTCCTTCCAGGCGAGCACAAAGCCCCGGAACGAAATCATCCCGGTAAACGGTCCATCCGAACCCACATCCACCACATAGCTGTCTCCGGCCTCGCCGGCAAACCGCTTCCACACCTTCGCATCGCCCAGCGCAGAGGCGTAGATTTCGTTCACGGGCACACCGTCCTGCAGGCCGTATCGGCAGCCCCACAGGCGGTTGTCCAGCTCACACACATAGTCCATCACGGGCACCTTGCGCTCCACTGTGATGGAGCCGGTGTAGCTGTATGCCTGGTCGATCAGGCCGACCACGATGATATAGTCGTCGCCCAGCGCACGGATGGTGTTGTCCGCGTTCAGCTCCTCCACCTGCGTCTTCATGGATTCACTGGTGCCGGTGTAGGCAAGCCCCGAAATGTGCACGCCGTCCAGCTGGTTGAAGTCCTTTCCGATGCCCACTGCGCCGATCTTCACGTAGACCGTGGGGATATCCACCCACATCTCACTGGATTCGCTGTACTGCTTCAGCACGTGCTTCTCGCCGCTGGAGTCGATCCAATACTGGCCGTTTACCGGACTCTTCGGCGCGGTATCCGATACCGTGGCCTTGCTCAGGTCATACTCCGTTCCATCGATCTTGCAGGGCTGCAGGCTGATCTCAATGCTCTCCTGCTCGTATTTCGCGCCCAGGCTGCCGTGGTCGGTCAGGTCCTGGGTGTTCACATATACACCGTCCGGGAATACGATCAGGTATGCGCCCATGCTCACCATCTGCTTGGGGCTTTTCTCTTCCTCCGTGGACAGTGTGATGCCCTCCACCGCCTGCCCGTTGTAGTAGAGCGTTTCCCCGTCCACATAGGCCAGCGCATCGCGGCCCAGCAGTCCCTGCGGATTCTCCAGTTGCGCATATACGCCGCGTCTGCCGCGAGGGGAGAATAGGGGGAAGTGGTTGCTGCTCAGGTTCGTTTCGTCGTTCCACGCACCCTCGGGGATCCGAAGGTTGTGGTCATAGCCGTAGAAGGTGTCGGTCATGATGCGATAAGCGTAACTCGCCGTCAGTTCCGGAAGCAGTGCCAAGTCATTCACCTCCTCATCCAAAGTTGAAGTGCGTCACCGCCGATACCGGCATGTGCGTGCGCTTCCACCAGCTGCGCAGCGCCGAATATGCGCTATTGAACAGCGTCATGCTGTTGTTGTACTTCTGCGTTTCCTGGTTGCCCAGGTCGATCTGTGCCTGGAGGTAGAGTACATATACCTCGTCGTAGGGCTTGGGTGCGATCAGCTCATGCGCGGTGTCCACGTCCGAAGGGAAGCCGTCAAATTTGATTCCCTTCGGGTTTTCGTTCGGTACCACGATCTCCCAATAGATTTGGCCCTCGATGTTCTCCAGCCATTCGATCTTCTGTTTTTGAGTAAATCCGCTTGGTTTCAATGCATTCACCCGGTTAATTACATCTGCAATGGTCATTTCTTACACCCCCCTTTATCAAAAAACGGCCGGGCTTGCCCGCCCGGCCGTGGGTTCTCCGGCTTACATATAGCCGAGCACCTGATTGTTCGTTTCTTCCAGGTTCTCCAGATGGTCAAACATCCGCTCCCTGGCTGCCTGCGAATCTTCAATGATCGCCGCAACGGGTTTGGGTACCATCGCACGCTTGCCGCGAGCAAAGAGATAATCCCTGCCGTTTACGCACACGTACACGTTCGGGTCCTCGCCGTGCATGCGCGGTACGAATACTTCCACCATCTCTTCCATAGGGTTGGTCTTGGGTGCCGCCTGGGACATGACCTCTTCAGTCACAGTCTTCGCCATTTCTTCGGCTCCTTTCCGCAGCCGCCGCATGTTTCCCCGCAGCGGCTGCTTTTCCTTTATTGTCCTGCGTCATGCGCAGGGTTCATGCTGCTTAATTCTCGTTGTCCTGGTATGCCAGCTCGCTGCAGCTCTCCAGGCGCACGATGCGGTCCGGATAGAGAATCTTGGCTGCAATGCCGAATTTGTAGCCCGCAGTGGAGAACTGCTCAAGGGGGCCGCCGATCTCGCCCTTGCCCTTCACGATCATGCGCAGGCCGCCGCTTTCGGGGTCGATAACCGCGTATGCGTCCTTGCCCATGATGAAGGTGGAGTATACCAGGCCTTCGCCGCCGGAAAGGGTTCGCTTGGTGATCTTGGCCTCGGAGCTTTCCACGAAGCGCACGCCGTGAATCTTGCCGATCTCGCCCTCGAAGATCTCGTTCGGGGCTGCATACTGATGGGGTTCCAGCCAGCCCTTGGACTGTCGGATATCGTAGCTCAGGCTCGGATGGATCAGGGCCATGAAGCCGCCGCCGTCATACTCCGGCGCGTTCTTCTTCTTCAGGAGCACCTGCGCCTTGTTAATCATGTCGGCGGTCAGCCGGTTGTTGTCATCGCTCATCTCCGCCCAGCTGGTCGGCTGAGTCTTCTTGCCGTCTTCGTCCACGGTGTCGCAGAACATTACGTTGGTGCCGGTCATCAGCTCGTCGCGCACCAGGGTATCTGCGGAAATGCTCGCAGATGCGCCCAGTTCGTCACTGGCTGCCAGCAGGATGTTATCCACGGCATGGCGCTCCAGCTCGTCGGAAATGGCCACGTACATGCCGTGATAGGTCACGCTGCTGGTCATGGCGTACATGGTCATCTTCTTGCCCGGAGGGATTACGCCTTCCACCAGCACGTCAGCCTTAGGCAGGCGCTCGATCCTGCGCCATTCCTTGGTCTTGCCGTTGCCTGCCGGCAGGGTATCCTTTCGGCCCAGCTGCACGTGGTGCAGCTTCGGGCGGGCGTTGTTCAGAAGGTTCTTGTCGTAGAAAACCTTCATGGTGGGGCTCAGGGTGAAGGTCTCGTCAAACTCCTGTGCATCACCTGTATAGGAGTTTACATAGTTCTGGGTGGTGTTCACCAAGGTGCCCGCATCCGCAAACAACTGCAGATTCATCTTGAATTTTTCGCTCATGTTCTCCTCCCATCTCGCGGAAGAGGAGCTACGTTAGAATCTGATCTTTGCTCCTCCCCGCACTTCCTTGTTGATTCTTTTGAAATCTTCCGGGGTGAATGTGGAGGGGTCGGTCTTATTGATGGTCGCCGTGCTTCCGCGCAGGCCGTTTTCCGCGGGACGTCTCCCGTTTGCGGCCACGCTCGCAGACACGCGCTGCGCCGCCTTCTCTGCAGCAAATTTCATCTCTGCACCCGCCAGCTGGTCATGGTGTACCGCCCTGTAGGCGGCAAGTACATCCACGCCGCTGCCCGGCCTGGTCATCTCCAGGAAGGTCTTGTTCTTCAGCTCTTCGTCCAGGTTGAAGCCCGGATACAGCTTTTTTACCTCTTCCGCCTGCCGCTGCAGGCCCCGGTAATGATCCTGAATCTGCTGCTGCTGCGCCATGAAGCGCTGCTGCATCTCCTGGCGCTGCTGCTCGCGCGCCTTCGTGTTCTCGATGTGCTGCAGCTTATGAAGGTCAGCTACTACCTCAACCGGCAGGCCTTTGTCCGCCGCTTCCTGCTCATACTGGCTGGTGTCGCTCAGTATCTTCTCCCGAAGCGCGTTCAGGTCCAGCTTACCCAGGTCACCGGCGTCCATGCCGTAGCGGTCCGCCAGCAGCTCCAGAATGGGATTCACCTGGCTTTCGCGCTCGCGGGTGGTCTTGAGCCTGTCCTGCACGATGCCGTGTACCCGGTCCTGGAAGTCCTGCTTGAACCTGCCGTTAATCAGACTCTCAAAGTCCTCGGCCTGATTTCCTTCCGTGCCCTCCGTCTGTTCGGCAGCTTCCGTCTGTCCCGCCGGCGCGACCTGCGGTTTATCCTGCAAGCCATACACGATGTTTGCAGGTTCTTCTCTGCGCCTGCCCCTGGCGAAGGAGCCTCTTTCTGCCTTTGCCTCCATGCCCGCAGCCGCTGCCTGGCCGCTGCCTTCTGCGCCCGCGGCGCCTTCGCCGCCTGCGCCCTCAGCAAAAAGCTGGAGATTGATCCTGGTCTCTTCCATGGGTTTCCCCTTTCTGCCCGTCAAAGTGGGCGATCCTTATGCAGTCATATTAAACCATTCTTGCCGTTCAATGTAAGTCCGGGTCTCACCCCTACACCCTAGTCGGGTTTACGCCCTCCCTCGCGTCCAGATCATAAAAGATTTGCTTTGCAAAATGCTAGCCCGGTTGCAGTCCTGCAAGTCAGAACGTTTTAACGTGTACGCAATCCGGGTACTTCTTGGCTATTTCCCGCATCCCATTCACGATTAAATCAAACAAATCCCGGATGTTTTCTTTTACATTTTCACGCGCTACCAGCAAAAGTTGACTTTCAGTTTGAATCGTTTTCACACCTGTATGCATACCAAGTGTGCATGCAAGGGAGGATATACCCGCGCAAACAATATCCTCTCCCAATGGCGCGTATCCGGCATGTCCACTCAAAAACAGCCGCATATCATCCCGGTAATACGTTACCTTTATCACCCCTGCACCCTCGCGGCGCTGTCTGCGTTCTCGCGTGCCCTGCGCACCTGGGCGATTTCCTTGCCCTGGGTCTTCGGGTCCGCCTGCACATCCGCGGCAGTGTCGCCCTCGGGCGCCGATACAGGGAATGCCGCCGGCATCGCCGCACCGCCTCCATGCTGCATCACGATCTGCGCCAGCGCTTCCAGTGCAGCAGGGTCGTACTTTTGCGCAAGGCCCATTGCGATCTGGCTCATCTGGGCGTACATCTGGTAGATGGTGCCCATGCGACTCACCTTCGCCATGATCTCCTCCTTGCCGTCGAAGTCCATCATGTCCAGCAGCATCAGGCTCTGGTCGGTCATCTGGGGGTTGAATGCACCCATGCCGTAGAGCGCCGTGGCCATCTCGTTCTGCGCGTTCTGGGTGTACACGTTCTTCGACTGGGCGCTGATCTTGATGTCGAATATGGGCTTTCGCAGGCCCATGTCCACGCCGAAGTCGCTGTCCTGCATCTGGGGCTGCAATCCCCGGTTATCAAAGGACACGAATTCCTCCTGGCCCATCTCGCCCACAATACGGAACATGCGCGGTGCGTCATAGAACTGGCGGATCAGCTCGATCACCTGGTTGATCACCCTGGAAAATGCGCGGTAGGCGCTCATGTTACTGGCGCGGCTGGTCTTGCCGCTGGCCTGCTGCTGGGCAGCAATGCCGCTGGCGCTGGTCACGCCGTTTGTCACGCCGTTGCTGGCGTCGGTGTTGCCGCTGGTCTCCTTCATCTCTGCAATCTTGTTGTTGATTACGTTGATTACGTTGCCGTCCAGGTTCGGCGGATCAATGGGCCGTATGGCCATATCGTCCAGGCTGCCGCTCACGTTCACAAAGGGCTGCGTCCAGTCGGCAAACTGCCTTTCGTTCACGTTGGCGTCGTCGCGCTTCAGGTAGCGCGGCATCGCGTTCATCAGTGCGTTCATGGTGAGCGCCTGATTCAATACGTCGATCTGCTCCTGGGCGTGCTTGCACACGTCAATGTATCCAAAGCCAAAGGGGCTGCCCTTTACCGGGAACAGCCGGTCGAACACGAATGGGTATTCTCCGTGGGCGTACCAGCCCGTCTCGGCTACGGATTTCCCCACAGGCCCTTCCTGCATGGCCGTCACCGGCATGCCCGTCGCAATGTCCGTGCCGATCTGCACCGGCTGCATCTGCGTCGGGCGCTGCGTGTCGTTCTCGCTGGCGTAGAGCAGGTTCATGCCCACGAATTTTGCGTAGTGCAGCTTTTTTTCACCGTTGTAGTAGGTGTGGTAATACCAGTCCACCACGGCCACCTTGTCTTCATTGCGCACGGTATCGTCGTAGATGTACTCGTTCAGGTTGAATTCCGTGCCGTTGAGTTTTCCTTCCAGCTGCGGGTAGTGCTGGATCAGCGCGTCACGGTCCGCAAGCTCCACGTGGAAAACGTTTGCGGATTCCTGGATGTCCGTGATTCCGGGCTCCCAGAACAGGTTCATGGGGTCTATGTCCCGCACTGCGATATCGCCCAGGCCGCCCAGCTTCGATCCGTCCCAGAATACGCCGTATATGCTCGTGCCCTGCTTGAGTTTGTTCCAGGCTGCATCCGAATAAGTTTCCTCGAAGTCGTTCTGCTCCAGCACCAGCGGCACAACGGCGCTCAGCGTCGCTGCCGTCTGTTTATCCGCTTCCTCCCTCGGAAGGATGTTCGGCTGGGGGTAGCTTGCGATCGCATCCGCATGCTTGTTCATCAGGGTATTAAAGAGCCATGCGCTGGGATACCTCGGATTCATGGGGTTGCCCTTGACCTCCATCCACTCCCAATGGCGCAGCTTCCACCACTGCTCTGATTCCTTCAGGCGGTTTTCAAGGCGGCTCTTGCCCTCCTTGTAGCGGTTGAGCGTGTTCATGGCCTTCCTGATCTCCGCCTCACCAATGCGCCGATGCGCAGGCGATGGAGCGCTATCCTGAACCGGCTGGTTCTCTGTCTTTTCAACGGTCTCAGGGGATGGCCGGAGTTCGTTTCCCGCCAAAGGCTCACCGGGCTTTCTGCGCTTCACAGGGTCGTTTCTCAGATCCAATAGTATCCCTTCTTTCTCTTCGGTTTGTTCTCGCTGAGCGGATCGATGGGTTCAGGCTGCTGCGCAGGATCCAGCGGCGTTGTCACCGGCCTGCTCATGCATACATAGCGCCATTCGTCCGCGATATGGTCCTCGCCGTCGCTGTCCAGGTCCTCCACCTTGTGCTCGTCATGCGCCAGTATCGGTATCGTGCGTATGAAATGCGGGCAGGTATTGAACGTGTAAAACAGCGGGTAGCCCTCGCTGTCAAAGTTCAGCCGCAGCCGGCATTGCGCCCAGCCTGCAATTCTGGCATGGTCGCCGGGTGTGAAGTATATGCCGTACTTCGTTGCCGTCTCCGCCGTGCTCACACCGCGGCTGCCGTCCCATATAGCCGGGTCCGCCACGCCGGTGATCTGCTTGCCCCTGAGCAGCGGATGGGTGCGCTCGATGGCGGCCACCTCGGAAAATATCCTGTCGTCCGTCCATTTCACGCCTTCATTGGGCGTGTCTGTGCAGCCGTAGAGCTCATGGATGCGGTATATGGTGCAGTCGCCGTTCTCGTTCTTCTCGCTGATCGCGTACCAGCCCACAGAGAATGGGCGGTAGCTGCCCCAGTCAAATCCGCGCACAATGCTCCAGTGCCTCGGGATCGGAAACGGATCGATCACGTGCGTCCATTGCCGCGTCTGGTAACCCTTGGGGTTGTCCCGGAAGCTGTCGAAAAACTGGCCGCTGAAGATGTCCCATCTGCCGTCCAGCCAGGCAAGTCGCAGTTTCGGCGGCAATGCTTCCAGGCGCTTGATATAGCCTGGGTCATTTTCCATCAGCGCGTCATTGTCCCTGGTCATACTCTGCACAAAGGCGTAATCCTTCGGGTCTTCATCGGGCAGGAATTTCCTGTCGATGAAAATACGCTTGATATATGCATGGCCCTGGCCGCCGGGGTTCATGGTGTAGTACACGCGCTTGGGATAATTGCCCGTAGAACGCAGGCAGGCCTTGATGGCCTTCATCTGGTACTCAGACAGCTGTGTTGCCTCATCCAGAAACATCACGTCGTATTCCTGGCCCTGCAGCACATCCAGATCCTTGTCCTTTGCGCAGTACATAAACTTGATCAGGCTGCCGTTGGTGAATATCAGCACCTTGTCTCTCTCGTTGTACTTTGCAGCCCCCAGTGTCTCCCTGCGCAGTACGCGGATATGGTTCTCCACCAGCTCCGGGTATGTGCGGCGCACGATCAGGATGCGTATGCCCGGGTAATAGGCAGCCAGTCCCTTGGCCTTAAACCGCACCATCCAGCTCTTGCCGCCGCCTCGGGCGCCGCCAAAGCCGATGTTCTCCACGTCCAGCTTCAGCACTTTCTCCTGGGTGGGCTGCGGTCTTCCCATCACGATGTTCATTTCACAAACTCCTGCAATTCGGGCTCGATCGTGAAATTCACATCCTTGCTTACAGTCTTCTCTTCCTCGCGGCGCAGCCGCTCTTCCTCGGCCCGCTTTTTATCCAGCTCCAGTTTTTCCCTGTCCAGGCGCAGCCGCTCTGCGTCCCTGGGCATGAGCATGCCGTTCAGCCGGCGCTTCAGCTCGTCCGCGTTCAAAAGCGCCTTGCTCAGGCTCTCCAGCTCCCGGCCCGGCTGGCCGTTCTTCATGATCGCGTCCAGGCCCTCGTCCTCCAGTGTGTTCAAGAGCTTCATGGTCGCCTTGTCCAGCAGCTCGCTGGCCTCGTATACCGTCGCCAGCTTCTTCGCGTGCGCGCGGGAGACCTTCTGCACCGCTCTCTCTACCGTCTTTTCCCGGTATTGCTTCCTTAGCTTCGGCCATTTTTGGGCTGTGGCCGTTTTGGTCAGGTGGCTCTTGCTCACCCCGTAGCGCTCGGATAGCTTCGCGTAGCTCTCATCCCCGGTGATGTATGCAGTTTTGATCTCGGAAAAATCTATCGTCTTGCTCATGGCTGCAGTTTACAAAATTACAGCCGGAAAATGTAAGTCCGGGTGTCGGCTGCGCCCTCAACTGCGTTGGCGCGCAGCTACGGGCCTGCGGGATCCGCTTCGCGGCTGTCCTCGCGCCCTAGTCGGCCTGCGGCCTCCCTCCTGGTCGGCTATTGCCGCCTTTTGCGCAGCCGGGCGTAGATATATGCGCCCGCTACGAAGTCTGAGTATTTCACCTCGACCTCCTCCACCCGGTAGCCGGGGTATATCTTTTCCAGGATTTCCCGCCCGTCCGCCTGCACATCCCTGGCGATCATGGCCGCGCGGCGGCGGCTGATCCGGCGGTAGCTGCGGTTCTCCTCCGGCTTTTTCAGGTTCTTGCTGTATGCCCAGCGAAGGGAACGGCTCCGGCGCTTCTTGCGCTCCTTCTTGGTGATGTACTTGGCAAAGCCCTTCAGGCCGTCAAAGCGCATGTCCACGCCCTTGGCATTGGTATAGCCGTAGGGCCAGAGCTCGTTGATATCGTCCAGCGTCAGCACGCCGCAGCTGCTCATGGCGATGTGGTAGTGGTAATGGGCGGGCAGGGGATTGAATTCCTCGTGCCGGGGCTCGAAGGTGGTCTCGATCTCGTACAGGTATCTGAATTCCTTCGGATCGCCGCCCCTGCGCTTGATCCTGCGCTTGATCCGCTCAAAGAAATTGGCGATCTTCTTCCTGGCGTCGTCATCGTCCATGGGACAGCCCGCTTCCTCCCATTCCCGGCGCACGTCCTCCTTGTTGCTGCTGTCTAAGTCAAAGCTCTGGTAGGCATACGTGGGGTGCAGTATGTAATCCCCGGCCCCGAAGTTACACTCCAGCAGCCGCATCTTCTTCTGCCAGCTATCCCTGTGGTTGATCTCCTGCTGCGCTGCGCCGCTCTCCCTGCGCTTTTTCTCACGCATCGCTCCCGCGTCCACGTGGGTGATAGGCGCTGCCTTTACCTCCAGCAGCTCTCCAGAGCGTATCGTGTGCGTGCTGATCCCGCCCACGGCCTTCTCGTTGTATTCTCCGGCAGGCAGGTCATAGAGTATTTCGTATCGGCTTGTATCTCTCAATGTAATCCTCCTATGTTTCCGGGTAGATGCCTGACTTAATAATACGCAGTACAAGCACATGCAGGGCAGGACGCCCAATTCCATTTTAATAGGTAGTCTTTCGTTTGGCCCTTCGATGCCAAAGACCCGCACAGCGTGTTCACTGTACAGGTCTTTGATTTCGAACAGGTGTTCTTTTTCGGTGATTTGGTGGATTATTCAGCTTACATTTTCGGGATCAGCAGTATGGTCGCGATCTCAGGAACCACGGGTTCATAGCCCATTTTCACGCCGGTTTGAAGCTTTGCGATATCGTACGCAATAAAACCTTCTTCCTCGGTTCCATAGGCGATAAAAACCGGCGTATCTGCAGGTTCACGCTTGAGCATGCCAATCAATTCGTCAACGGTCATATTTTCACGCCTCCATCCTCCCGATCCGCTTCACGGTCAGTTCGATCTTCTTCTCCTGGGCGCGGATGCTGCTCTCCGGCGCGCCCTCGGACTTCATTTTCTCCAGCACGGCAGTCCTGCGCGCCAGCTGCTCTTTGAGCTGCTCAAGGGTCAGTATGTCAGGCATGGTTTTCCTCCTTTGGCGGTTTCGGCAAGTGCATCCAGTGAGTTATTTTGAACAAAAATCCGTGATCGGAATTTGCTCTTTTCCAACGTTCGTTGCAGTCAATGTATGCTTCATACACAACTCGCCCACCAGCACTAGCAAGCACTCTTTCTCCGCAAGGTGGCAGTCTCTCTTCTACGCTGATCCACTTGGGCTGGGCAGCTTCTTCACCATCTCTATATCCTTTGAGGTACTGATCGCTGTCATGGGCCAATGCACGGAGCAGTTTCTCCTTGTCAACGCTTATACCCACGCGCATAACAGCCCTGTGTACCGTTTTTTCGATTTCCGCATCCAGAGTGCGTCCAAAATCATTAATCGCATTGTCGATATATACAGTTATCGGCGATTCGTACATTGCTACAACCTTTCCTCCCTCCATCTCCGCTCCTTGCGGGTCTCGGTCACGATCATGTCGATATCCTCCTGGGGAGTGAGCAGGCGGCGGGCGCACTTGATCATCAGGCGCACGTCCGCCAGCTCCTCCACAAAGTTTGCGCGCACCTCCAGCGGGGAGAGCTGCTTCTCGCCATTCATCAGGCGCTTTACCTTGCTGGCGGCCTGGATCAGCTCCGCGCACTCCTCCTGCAAAATGTCCAGTATGTAGCCTTCGCCGCAGGCTTCAATGATCTGGTCAATCTTATCCATTTCCGTCCTTTTCCGGGTATTTGTTCGCCATGATGCAGCGGTAGATTTCGCAGCGACAGTATGCTTTCTCGCAAAAAACGTCGCATTGTACTTCCTTTTCCTTTTTGGATGCAAAGCTCAATGTCAAAGACACCCCTTCAAACGGCCCTTCGCAACCAATCTTCATTGCGTCGTCAAATCTGAAAAACGGGCATTTCACCCATTTCGATCTTCCCGTTGCCGGCGTAGCAATACCCCCTCCCTTTAATGTCCTTCTGCGATTTTATTCCAGTCGATCAGGTGTTCAAAGGCCTGCACGCGCTCGCTGCGCAGCTGGGCTTCCAGCTGCTGTACCTGGGAAATCAACGCGTAATCCAGATTGATTTTGCATTCATCCAGAAGTTCCAGCTTGCCGCACGCGGTGCACAGGGCGTCAATGGCGCTGTTCAGCAGTTCAAGCCGGACGAATACCTCCGGGCGCTTCGGCGGCAGCTCTTCAATCATGATCGCGCAGGGCGCAGGCGCCTCGGGCATTTCTTCGAAGGTTTCATCCTCCGCAGCTGACTGTGCATCTTCCACCAGGGTTGCGCCTTCGCCGAAGATGATGCCCGTGATTTCGTCGATGGCATTGTCTACAGCTTGTTCTTCAGGTTCGTTAAGGTATTTAAACATTCTGTCCATTACCCCCCGTATCGTTTATCGTAATATTCAAGCACGGTCTCCATGCTGCCGCCCAGCTTGGGCATCTGGGCTTTGAGCGCCGGCACGCCCACCGTGCAGAATTCCGCTGCCTGTGCGATGGTGATTTCATGCCCGAATGCAGGGTACAGCCTTCCCTTCTTTGCCATCAGATCGTCCCCTTTATGAGTTCTATGATCCTCTGTATCACCAATGGATACATGACGAATGAGAGTAGAATCGAGCTCCACATCAATATCTTTTCGATGCGGCTCCGGGCAGACCAGCCTTCTGTGAGCCATGCATATATCTTTTTTATCATTTACACACACTCCTCATCGTGCGGATATGTGTAACATTCATGGGTGCCATCAAGCCACGCCTGTTCGTCGGCGCTGATGGTATATCCCATGCGCTCCATATGGAAGTACAAGCCGTGGATAATCTCGGAATGCTCCTTCGGCTTGCCACTGTACCTGTCAATCATGGTCATATCATCTTGACTGATACGGTCATAAGCTGCCATCACAGCGCCCAACAGCAATTCCCTCTTGGGAATCTGGCAGATTTCATCGGCGCTGATTACGATGCTTCCGGTGTAGGATTCAGGTTCTTTCTCCCGGCAGGGTACAAAGTTGTAATCGAACAGGCCTCCACGCATGGGGCAGGACTGATATGCGTTGC